TATCTAAATAGGCTTGATTTCCTCGGATCACTACGCAAAGGGAGTGAATTGCGGCGAATAGCTTGACCATCAATATTGTCTAAGAATAGACGGCGAAACTCCTGCTCATAAATTAAAGCAATGTGAAAGACTTCGCCTTCATCGACGGTCATATTGTACTCAAGAATCGTTTCCAATCCCAATTTTTTGTACTCCAAAATGCACCTCAGAAAGCATTCAACTCGATATCTAACCGTATTAGGTCAAGAAACCAATCTTAGTTATAAAGATCGGGAAAAGCCATAGAAAAATGTAAAAAATTTTTTAAGATTAGAAGGAATAACCGATTGATTTTTTAAGACAAATACGCTAAAATTCATAGATGAATACCAACAAACTACATGGATAGGGACCTTATTCCCTCCTTAGAAAACCATCGGGTTAAGATAATTACCCGAGGAACTAAGGGCCAAAACCATAGGAGCCGGGTGAGTCTTACCGGAACCGGGCAGATGTTGACGGACATCTAAAGCCCTCCTCCTTGGGCCGAGGTAAGCCAATCACTCTAAATCCCACCGAATGCCTTGGTGCCTAAATGCTTTACGCAACTGGGTGGGGGTTAGGCCAGAGTATTGGTTAGTAGGCAAAAGTACATAGAAATTATCGTCAATAAATCGTAGAAATTGCGATTATGGTAGTTCCACAGCATCATTTTTTGATCTGCCGGAAAAAAGCAAGATTTTAGAAACTTTTGAGCCTAAATCTTTAGGTATTTTTAGTTTCTATTTATTTTCTTTTACTATAATCACAACCAAGGCCACCGTTATAGCTATGCGAAATTAATAGCTTCTGCCTACTTGATTTTTCTTTTAATTTATCCTATGATTTGTCCATGGACTTGCATGAAGTTTCCCGAACCATATCTGATTTGCTTTCGACAAATAGGGCCATTTATTTAAAAATTGAGCCTGATGTCCCTGATTTTACTGTTCTCGCTCCATTTGGCGTTCGTTTGATTGGTTCTGATTCCGAAGTCTTTTTTGAAGTGCCATCTGATAAAATTATTCATCTTATGGGAATATTGGATGCTACTATTTTCGACAAAGATTTATGTGAACGTTTATATGTTTGGAATTTCAAATCTTTGTGCTCATATTTTTATTTTTTGACGCAAAAATTTATTTCTCCTACTACTAGTATCGTTGATTTGAAGCTCATAGAGAATTTTCTAAACATTAGAAAACCCGCTCCTGAAAATTTTTTGGAAGTCATAAATAGAGTTAAGTTGGCTGTTAAGGCAAAATCTTGGCAGCAGATTTATAAAACCATTCATTTACCGCTCTCATTGAGAGTCCTGCCTGTAATTGAAACGTATCCCCTCCTTAATGAACAAACCAAACGAACTGAATTTCCCTTTTATGAAATAGAGGGTCAAATTAGTGGTCGTATGAATTGTCTTAGCAAATTTGCCAAATGTTATTTGCCTCATCGTATGGGGCCAGAGATTAAAGCTGTTTTGAAGCCTCGCGGTTACAATGTACGCTTTCTCTGTTCAGACTTTAGGCACTGTGAAGTTACAGTTCTTCAATGGCTATCTAATGACCCTAAATTGTTAGATATTTTAGAATCAGGTGCTGATCTTCATAATCAAATTTATGAAATTGTTACTGGCGACACATGTGATTCGGAAAATAAAAGACGGATATCCAAGAAGATATTTCTTCCAGTAATGTATGGTTGTGGTGCATCAGGGTTGGCACAAAACATTGGAGTTTCGCAAAATGTTGCTTCTGAGCTTATAAGTCGAATTAAAACTCAGTTTTCAACTTCTTGGGATTGGATGGCATCCAAACAAGATGAGGCTAAAAATGGCGAAGTTGCAGATTATTTTGGCAGAACAAGAACGTTTGGTGATAAAGAAACTTACTTGGCTAGGAATTTTTCGGTACAAGGTGTGGCAGCGACAGTTTGCCAAGAGAAATTGATTGATTTATTTTCTAAGTTAAATACTTTGGATGATAAAGACAAATTGAGATTGGCTTTTAGTGTACACGATGGATTTGGCTTAGTTTGCCAAGTTAAATCAGCACATGACAGTTATAAACTGGTTAAAGAGGTTTGTGAGACGGAATCCAAGCTTTGCACCGGTTTAAAAATGAAAGTTGAAATCAAGTTTGGTGTTAAACTTGATCAAATGAAAGTTTTGTGGAAAAATTGAATAACAAAAAATTATATCCAAATTTTTGGCTACAACGTTTCAAAGACAAATCATTAATCACTTATGAAATTGAACTTATAGGGCAATGCAGAAAAGTAGAAGCATCTATTTTAGCACATTCTTCCGAACGCTCACTTTCAGTTGTGTCTAACGCCGATGACTTTAAGAATTTTGTCTTTCCTCATTACCAAGGCCGAATTCTGCCATGCAAGATATCTAAAAATTTAAAATGCGATGGTTTCATTTGGGTTTACAAAGGAAAACATAACACAAAGCCTGTACACAGTTTTAGTTTAGTTGATGTAATACTAACTGAAATTATCTCACATCAATCTGTTATAATTGAATGCAGACATTTTAATTCACTTCCATTGAAACCATGGATTTTATTTGCTTAAACATGAGGAAAAAATATGCAAACATTAGAAACTATTGTTAACAAGTACCCTATAACTTCAGAAGAGTATGAGGTTTTAGATAAGAAGTTCGGCAATCTTTGCCATTATGCAGCGTGGCAGCTTAAAAAGAGAAACTCACAGAATTCTATGGTTAATGATCCTGACGATGATGTTCAAGAGCTAAGGATTGCTTTAATCAGAGCGGGGTCATACTATAAGAGGCAATGTTTCATTGAAGCTAGCTTTGAGGCTCTGTCTGTTCATATTAAAGACAAATTTATCAGAAGTTTGGTATCACAACTAGAAAAGCTTTGGATTGATAGAAGAAGGCATGGTGCAAATAGACAGAAGTTCGGGGATTTTCAAGAAACGATTTTAGAGCGTCTCGTGCGAAAATATGTCCCAAAAAACAACCGCCCTGCTATTTCAACTCCTTTATCAATTGATGTAAAGTTTGCTACTTATTGCAAACAGATCGTTTGGAATGCTCAAAAAGCTTTAGGTAAACAAATTACAAGAGAAAAATCATGGCGTTCTGGTTTAGTATCGCTGAGCGAATATGATTATCTTGCTTCAGCGGATCAATAAAAATTAAAACACTTTAGTAGTATTTCATATGAACGGCTATGGTCTCACTAATCTCATCACGATCTTGAGATGGAAAAAAATATAAGTCTAAATCGTTTGGGTAAATGTTCCAACTTACCCTTTTTCCAACAGGCGATTTGATATTATAATTTGTGACTCTAATTGTTCCTGCTGATCGATCATAAGTGACCATGGTTTGATTTTGTTCAACTCGTGTGTGGCCAGTAGACTCTAAACCTTGGCCGCGTACACCAAATTTTATGATGTATGCGTCATCATTCAATTTACGAACCCCTTCAGGATAAAAAATAGCCTTGCCAGTTCTTTTGATCTTGTCGTATATTGATCCAACCAATCCATCAAGACCATCATAAGAATCACTTGGTGTTTCAATATTTTGTGTTGAATACTTTTGAAGATGCTCAAAGATTTCTTGAGCAACCACATCTTCCATGCCGCCGTATCCTTGTCGATTTAATTGAAACATTCTTTTAGTTACCCATCTTGGTGAGCCTTGTCGATCCATGGCTAACTTTTTGATATAAAAAGTATAGCCTGTGTCGATTTCTAACTTAATAGCTCCCGGTTGATCTCCCCAGCGAATTTCATTTAAGAAGGGCACATTGGCCTCAAATACGCCAAGACGCTTTTTGCCAAGAAGATCCATCATAAGCTCAATGTTAAATTGCCTTATAGGTTTTTCTAATAAATCACCGCCTGCGGCAGAAAACTCTGCACGTTTTGGTTCAAATCCAAATATATCAGTTGCTTCAAAAAAATGACGGAATCTTAGTTTTCTCATACAGTCTATTTACTATTATTGATTCAAGTTCTAAAGTGCAAACTACTAATTTAGTTTATCGTGAAGAAAATAAAACTGTTTTGATAAATATACTCATTATGAGATTTAAAAATTGGATTTTAAAAGAAGCATCTATGGATGCAAATAAAACAAAACAATTGCAAGACATTTGGAAAGATACTTTTACCGCTTTAGTGGGAAAAATTGATACCAAAAATGCAATCAATGTATCTTTTAGTGATATAAACTATTCTTCAAATTCCAACGATGCTCAAAGCAATTTTAAAGGAAAACAAGCAGTTCTTAAAAGTTTAGAAAACGGTCAGATTTTTAATCGATTACAAAAACTGAACGATCCTGAAATTGAACAAAGAATTCAAGACGTGAAAGCATGGCTTGGGAAGGACAGCAAATCTAATAGTGACACCACTATTGGCAATTTGCTAGAAAAACTCTTTCCATCGGACTTTTTTGACAAAAATATTGGCTCAGATTTTCCAAAATCAGATAATGCTAAAGCCAAAGTTCCTCCGCAACCACCTAAGCAAGATTTGACAGGCCCTAACGCCCCAGCACCAGACAATCAAAATATGCCCCCGCAGCCCCCTTCACAACCGGGACCCCCTATGTCTGGAATGATGGGTGAACAACCACCCATGAATCAAAACATGGGAAATCCAGCTATGCCTATGCCACCTAAACCAGCAGGTGCTGAGCTAGGTTTATTTTAAGAATAATTTATAGCATGTATTTTACAAATATGTTACAATAAAGGTCAAGGAGATTCCTATGACCGTTCGTAACATACCTCTATTCAAAGTATTCATGGCTCAAGAAGCTATGAACCCTCTAGCGGAAGTTTTACAATCCGGCTACATAGGGCAGGGACAAAAAGTTGATGATTTCGAAAGAGAGTTATCAAACTATTTTAGTTACCCTTATGTGAATACTTTAAATTCCGCAACTTCGGGCATACATTTGACGCTTGATTTAATTAAACGAAATTGCAAGAACTCATACAGAGATGAAATAATCACAACTCCTCTTACTTGCACGGCAACAAACTTTCCTATTTTAGCGAATGGTTTAAAAATAAAATGGGCAGATGTTGATAAAAAAACGTGCAACATCGATTTACAAGATGTCCGTAGAAAAATCACAGAAAGAACTTTAGCCATTATGATCGTTCACTGGGGTGGATTGCCTGTAGATTTAGATGAATTGAAAGACATACAGCAACAAGCACAAAAAACGTTTTGTAATTCTATTCCAATCATTGAAGATTGTGCTCATGCATTTGGGTCAAAATACAAAGACAAAATGATAGGTGCTAGTGGTAACTTTTGTGTGTTTAGTTTTCAGGCAATCAAGCATTTAACCACAGGTGATGGTGGCTTGTTGTTATCTCCTGATGATAAAATTCATCGCCAAGCTAAATCTCGTAGATGGTTTGGTTTAGATCGAACAAGTAGTGCTGATTTCAGATGTGAGCAGAACATTTCTGAATGGGGCTACAAATTTCACATGAATGACATTGCTGCAAGCATTGGTCTGTCTAATCTTCAACATATTGATGAAATTGTTACAAAGCACCATGATAATTCCAAATATATAAAGAAAAAATTAACAGGTTTAAGTAACATAGAGTTGATGCAAGAGGAAGACAACAATTACTCTGCAAGTTGGATTTTGACTATGCTAGTTGAGCGTCGAGATGATTTTATGAGAAAAATGAAAGAATATGGAATTGGAGTAAGCAGAGTGCATGATCGGAATGATAAGCATGAATGTTTAAAAGACTTTAAGTTTCCTTTACCGAATACAGATTATGTTTGTCAAAGAATGTGTTGCATACCTTGTGGGTGGTGGGTAACTCAAGAAGACAGAGAGTATATCGTAGATTGTATTAAGAAAGGCTACTAATGTTTCAAATCGAAGATGGCTTAGTATTTCGTAAGATTTGTGATAGTGACTTGCAAGACTTGTTTGTTTTAAAACAAGAAAGTTGGGATATGACTCATAATGTTTCTTTTTTGAATATCCATGATCAACAGCAATTCTTGCAAAAATTTCAATCAAACATTACACAACCAAAAGATCTTTTACTGATCGCCTGCTTAAATTCTTTTGTCCCTATTGGTATGTTTTTTGTAACAGGCATAGATTATGTGAGCAGGTCCGCTGATATAGCATGGGGCATTTACAAAAAACATAGAGGCGTTGGTTATGGAAAGAACTTAGCTGTTGGCGGCACAAGCATTTGTTTCAACATCCTAAACTTAAATCGTTTGAATTGTGAGATACTTTCGAATAATCAAAAGTCCTTGAAATGTGCTTTGCATGCAGGATATACTATAGAGGGAACAAAAAGACAGGCCGTTTTTAAGCAAGGCAAGTATCTTGACAGTCAGGTTTTGGGAATTTTGAGATCGGATTTTGATCCAAAGCCAATAGAAGGTATAAGTTGTACTGCCTGATAAAGCCTTGATGGAAGCACATATGAGTTTGAAAAAAGTAATTTCTGGAGGACAAACTGGTGCTGACCAAGCAGGTTTAGTAGTTGCTAAAAATTTTGGACTAAAAACTGGCGGATGGATGCCCAAAAACTTCAAGACTTTAGAAGGTCCTCGCCCAGATATGGCAGTTTTATTTGGTTGTCAAGAACATCCAAGCAATGATTATGCAAGCAGAACTGAACGAAATGTTTTTGAGAGCGATGGCACCGTTAGATTGGCTGGAGTTTTTACATCGCGTGGAGAAAATTGCACTTTAAGAGCAATCAAAAAATATAAAAAACCTCACATTGACATAGATCTAACTGACCTGCCGCCTCTTGCTTTTTTGGTTGACTGGATCAAAAATCACAATATCGAAGTTTTGAATGTTGCAGGTAACTCCGAGGAAACTTATTCAGGAAGTTTTAGAAAAAGTCAAACTTATTTGATGGAATGTTTTTTTGATTTAGGGTTAGAAATGTCGATCAAACCCGAAACGCTTTTAGCTTCATTGCAAGTTTCGAATGTAAAACTTGGGGTTTTCAATGAAGAAACACTTGTTTCCTTATTGAAAATCAAGAAATTCGAGTAAAACAACGTAGATTTTGCAGTTGAGGCTGAAATGTGCTAGACCTTTTCAGCATTTAAAGTACACTTATATGGTGTTTACTTGCCATTTTACTTACACTCTCATACAAAAGTGCTCGCATGAAAGATCGATCTCCAGAAATTGTCGCGTTACTGCAAAAACTTGGGCACAAATTGGTGCTAGCAGAGAGTTGCACCTGCGGCCTGATTGCTTCATCACTTGGTAGGGTTCCCGGTGTAAGTAAGTCTTTGTGTGGTTCAGCCGTTGTGTATCGTGCTGATTTGAAAAGGAGATGGCTGGGGGTTAAAAAAAACACAATCAAGAATCATACAACTGAAAGCATTCAAGTTGCAACGCAGATTGCAAAAGGCGTGTTAAAGAATGCCCCTGAAGCCAAATGGAGCTTAGGAGTTGTTGGCCATCTGGGGCCTGATGCTCCAAAAAATAAGGATGGAGTTATACACATCGCAATTATTTTCCGCAACGAAGAAGGAGATTTGAAAATAATAAATCAAAACTCTTTAACTCTTGCTACTACGGGTCGAGAAAACCGAATGATAGAAGCGGCAAATCTTGCTCTTGTTGCTTTGCATTCTCATCTTTATATAAAAACTCTACGTCAGATTCAAAATGTAGTACCTGCAAGCGAAGATGACTAATATGAAAGTTAAGCTTCCTAGAAAAAGCAAAAAAAATTGCTTGTAGCCAAGGGTTTTTGAAAATTTTGGTAATTGTCCTGAGCTTACACTGATAAAATTAGAAAGACAAATTGAATCATGTCGCAAAAAGAAATTGTCCTTGTTATGGGTTATTTGGCTGCTGGAAAATCAACGTTAGTAAACGATTTTTTAAAGCAAGGATATCATCGAATCAATCGTGATTTGACTGGTGGAACTTTAGATGGTCAAGTTGCTCTAGCAAGAAGTGCTTACAACAATGGATCACATAAGATTGTTTTGGACAATACGTACATCACAATTGAAAGTCGTGAATCTATTATTTCTTTGGCCAAAGAATTAAACATACCTATACGATGTATTTGGTTAAAAACATCATTTGAGGATGCTCAATTCAATGCTTGCATTCGGATGGTTCGACAGACGGGTAAAATTTTAAGTCCTGAGGAATTGAAAAAAAGCAAAGACCCTAATTTGTTTCCTCCTATTGCTTTGTATGGAGCTAGAAAAAAATTTGAAGGTGATGACAAAACATTAAAGCATCAAGGAAAGCAAATCCCTACTGTAGCTGAAGGGTTCTCTGAAGTAATAGAGACGCCTTTTGTTCGTAGATGGCCTAGTGAATACAAAAACAAAGCATTAATTTTGGACTTTGATGATACCTTGCGAACAAGTACGGGTCCAAAAGAGTGGCCAGAAAAACCAGAGCATGTAAAGGTGCTGCCTAACAGAACTGAGGTTCTTAAAAAATATTCTGCAAATGGATACTTGCTCCTTGGGGCATCTAATCAATCCGCCATAGCTAAAGGATTAGCTGAATCAGATTGCATTGCTTGTTTTGAAGAGACCAACAAGCAACTTGGCATCAAGGTTGAGTATCTATATTGCCCTCACAAAGTTCCACCTGTTTCATGCTACTGTCGCAAGCCAGCACCGGGCATGGGAGCTTATTGGATTGAGAAATATAAGCTTGATCCATCGCAATGCATTATGGTTGGCGATGCAACAAGTGACAAAACCTTTGCTGAAAGATGTGGATTTAAATATTTACATCCAGACGTGTTTTTTAAGGCATAAAGATGTCAATAGTATTTTTGCATTTGACTTTAATAGGAGCAATACTTTTTTATGTATTGATTCATTTCTATGTTTTTAATAAATTGGTTTTATATGAAATTTTGTATGAAGCAGAGCGTAGGATAGAATGTAACAGAGAGATTAATGAGATGATAAGGCTTTATAGTCCCATAGCAGATCTTGAAGATGAAATAAATCGTATTCAAGACAACAATTCAAAAAACATCAAAAAAATTTTAAAAGTTTGTTGGAAACAAGAAGGCTTCTAGTTCTTTTTGCACTTAGTGTTTTGGCTCAATAAGTGTCTTGGTATCCAAACATGTTCTGTTTTTCGATCAATACGCCAATTATCAGGCATAAACTTTGGAGCCATAGTATTCACGAAGTGGGTTCTCCACTCTTTAGCGAATTCATTGTAGTCAGTAATTTGTTTTGCAACTAGCTCTGAAATATTTGGATTAGGATCACATGCAGGATTTGTAAGATGCTGCAAATCCTCTTTAGATATTTCAGATTTATTTAAAAATTCGCTTATGACTTGAATAAGCTTTTCTTTACGTTCCGGTGGTATTTTTTCTGCTTGTTTCAAGATTGTTTTGGCCGCACCACTAGCATTTCTGAATTTAGATCGAAGATTTTTTTCTTCATCTAAGCAAATTCCAAACCGTTGTAAAAGTTCAATTCTTTTGTCGTGCGAAAATTTCTCATATTGATTATGACAGGGGCGACATAGTGGAAAAATATCTCTTATGATATCTACTTTGTATTCCAAATCCATATGCTTGATAAAACAATATGGTATTATGTGATGTCTTGTTAAATTTTCATCTAATCCACAAACCACACAAACATTAGGCTTCCCATCAAGTAGATATGGGTCATTGATTCCATCTCTGCCTCTGGGTTCGAATCGTAGCCTAATAGTTGGTGGATTCTCAGAAACAATATCAGCAAGGTTATTGTTTAAATACCAACGAAGTTTCTTGGCACCGCATCGACTTAGATTTACTCCATCAGGTGCTTGAATCAGGTAGTTTTCGAAGATCATATCATTTACAACTCAAAAGTTTCTTTAACGACTACATTGTGGCCTAGTTTCATCAACACTTCTTGTCTCCATTCAGAGTGTTTACGTAGGTAGTCATTATTTAGGAAGTGAAAGTCATGATATCGTAATTTTTCTTTATCGTTTGCGGTACGCAATCCACGGCCTATTAACTGCGTCACATTATGAGCCCCTTCGCCGCCTGCGGCATTGATTAGATCGTGAATTTTGACGTTGATACCAGCAGTTATAATCTGTCTCATGACAATCGCAACTGATCTTTCTCCTATACGAAGCGAATTCATAATAGGCTCACGCTCATTCAACTTATTTTTCCCTTGAATGAAGCTTGAATCAGGAATGAGTTGATTTAAATATTGGCCTTGCTCAATTCTCTCCACCACAATCAATGTCCTTCCCGGACATGATTTGACCACCAAATCTCTAACCATTTCATGAAAGTGAAAGTTTTGTTCAATTCCTAATTTGACAGCATCTTGAAACGGCTCGTATCTTAGATCTGGTTTGGTGACTGGATAAAAGTAACAATCACTTTGAGATAAAATCCCTCGATCTTGCAATTCTTTTGTTGTCAAAGACCCACTTGCAGTAGTTGTCGTTTTAAAAATAGGCCCAAAATATCCTTTTAAGTTCCATTTGTGCACGTTGTCTATCTTTTTTTTGTCCCATTTGAATGCAGTTGCACTGATGCCTATTCGGACGCTAGCATTTTTCATTTTTTTGTAAGCCGACACAGGCACATCAGACATACAATCGTGTACTTCGTCTACAATCAAAACTTTAAACTTTGGAAGCAATTTGTGTATCGATTCAAATGTATTAACGTGATTTGTGACACACATGACATAATTTGGCTCTTTGTATTTGTCGTACCAACGACCCAAATTTTCGACTCCCCACAGTTTCATTTCTTCCCAGTTTTGATGAACTAGTTGTGCATTTTTCGTTAAGAACAATACAGGAGTTTTTGGAGGCAAGCATTTCAATAGACTGATTAGGATAAAAGTTTTACCAGCCCCTGTCGGAGCTTGGACGATTCCACGATTATATTTAATGCACTGATTAACCAAATCTGGCTGATAGTCATGCAATTGGAATTGTGCAGTTCCGCTAGGCCACCAAGGTCTTAAAAAATTTTGATCAATGTGAGTGTGTGCCCATTGGAATTCTGCACGCTTATCAACAACGACAAAATCTTTCTTAAGCTTATTTAAAACAAGTTTAACTTCTGGCAAAATGCCTGTCAAAAAAGATCCATTTTTAGCATTATAAAAATATTTCCATCCATCCCATTTATTGTTTTTATAGGCCGCACTATGCCAGTAATTTTTTGGCCTAAAACGTAACTTTTCGGTCAAAAAATCTTTTAAACCCTGATCGGTCGTAATTAACCGACTATTGGTATTTTCGATTTGGAGAAAAGTATCAGCCATATAATTGAGTCCTTAGGTAATTATTCAATTATACATCAAAGTGGCCATAAATTGCAAACAAAAATCGCAGTTAAGAGTGTTTGACTTAATATTCCAAGGTAATTTAATTTCAATTTTTCCGAAGTTAGTGTTGACCAAATAAATTTCCGCTCCTACATTTAAATGTTCACGCGACCTACCACCCTTGTGGTCATCTTATTTGGAACTCGTAGTAAGGCTTTTTCAGTGAGTTGCGAAACAAAATTTCAAGGAATAATTTGCGATCAACATCAAGCAATCACTTTAGGACCGAAATTGGGTGATGTACTGCAATTCGCCGGTGAATTAGATTTGCAGGATGTGAACATGGAAGTTGTAGCTACAAGTCTTCGCTTATGTGAGGATCGTGTTGATCACGTCGATTGTTATTTGAAAGGAAATTGTCCCGTTCTGCAACAAGAAATTAATTTGCGGCTTCGCTTGCAATCAAAATCGGAAAAGCCGGAAGCTTTGTTGTTATATTTGTTGCAAGAAAAATCTTGGACAAAAGACATTGAAAATCAAGTGCACCAAGACAGCGGTGAGTATTTTTTAGATACGGATGAATTTGGAGATCCTTTGCTCTCTGCAAGAAAATATACGCGAGCGATTAATTCTATCGATGACTTACGGTATGTGGCTCGCCATACCGTTAGATCTCAAAAATCAGAAAAAATAGCTATTTGTTCTGAAAAAGAAATTACACAGTGGCACTTTTTGCGTAAGAATAATGTGGGTCTAAACTTAGAGTCAATTGACTTTTTGATTCTAGAATTAGAGGACCATAATAAATTTTCTATTTTACGCGGAGTGAATATTTCATTGTCAAATATTGAGATTAAATCCAAGCACTCATCTTGACCGTTGATACAACTTGGCGTAGATTAAATTTGTTGGCCAAGGTGGCCGTAAGATTTTTTACTGTAAGGAGGAAGCTATGCTTCGAAGGATTGTTTTTGCCGTTGTGGCAGTTACTTGTTTTTCCACACCCGTTTTTGCAGCTAGGAATTGGGGTCGAAGAGTAGTTGCGAGCAATTCGATTGGGCGAGTTGCTGCAACGACTGCTCAAGATGTCGCCAACATGATGGCCAATTCACGCACTTTGTTGCACTCTAGCAATTACAATGGCTATGAAGGCGTTGGTGTGGCTTCTACTAAGCAAGAAGCCTATGATCGCTGCTGCTATTCTCGAAGCGGCATGTCTGACCACGAGGTTGGATTTGCTTACAGCAATGGAATGTGGTATTGCTGCCGTCGTTATCGGTAGTAATCAAATATATTGCAATACAGCAGACCACCTATTTGGGTGGTCTGTTTTTTTAAACAGGCAAAAAACATGCGAAGCAAAGTTTTAGGAATGTTAATTGGTGGAGCAGTTGGTGATGCTTTGGGCATGCCTGTTGAGACTTGGACTCCAAAACAAATTGAAAATACTCATGGACGCGTCAAAAATTATTGCAACCCTATAGATCACAAATGGTTTACAGCAGACCCACAGTGTAGTTCAAAAACATTCATGGTCGCTGGATCAACCACTGACGATACACAGTTGACTTTAGCAACCTTGAATGGAATTATTCAAGGTCATGATTTGTCTGTTGAATCAAGATGTTTTAGCCCTTATTTGGATGAAATTGCAAAAGCCCATGTGTTGGCTATGCAAAAATCTATTTCTGGTTGGGGTAAAAGCACAGTAGAGGCAGTTGAAAGATTAAACGAAGGATTAAATTGGAGAGAAAGCGGCAAAACCGATAATCTTCATCGAGGCACAGGAAATGGAGTTCCTATGAAGTGCTCTCCTTTAGCTGTCCTTATGCTGTTGAGAGATCTAAAACTCTGGGGGGATAATTTTAGGTTTTTCCAAGAGGTAGTCAATTATTCTGCTATTACTCACTACACCCAAATGGCAGCAGAATCAGGTGTAATTCATTGCTCGGCATTATACTACGCACTTCAAACAAGGCCGCAGAATTTTAATCACGCAAAATTTGCAAAAACCTTTCTTGATGTTTATCGTTTCAAACAAAATGATACGGCTGGCAATTTTAGTTGGGATGCTTCGCACCTAGTGGCAACAGAAGATTCTTTGGAGGAAAGAATTACAAGCTATATGGAAAAATTGTCAAAATCTAAAACACCTGAGAGAAATACATCTATTATTTACGAATTATATGGTCAAGGATCTTGCTATGTGTATGATTCCTTACCAGTCAGTTATGCAATGTTTTTGCGTGATCCTTGGAGCTTTGAATCAGTTATCGATACAGTTAACGCCGGAGGCGACACTGATACAAATGCTAAAATTGTTGGAGAACTTTTTGGGGCTTTGCATGGAATTGAGTTTTTTGAAAATGCAAAAAACAGGTGGATGATTGATGAGCTTCAAGGAGCCAATGAGATCATCCAATTAGGCGAAACATTTTGCGATACTCTTAACATTAACTGACTAGTTCAAATCCCTGCATGGTTACGCTTGCATAATCGATTTGAATTGTTCTTGTGTCTAAATTACCAGTGTTTGTGAACATGTACATTCTTAAAATTATTGAATCGATGTAAGTCGGACCATCTGCTGTCATTTGCAAACCCGTGTCTTCAAGCACAAAAGAAGTTGAGCTTTCAAAACTTTCATCATCAGTTTTGCTAAAAACAATAGCTCCATTAATTAGTAAGTCAATATTTAGAAAGACTCCTCCGTTTAATTCTCTACGATGCGATATTTGAATGCGAGTAGCGTAAGGTGGTAATAAATTTAATACAGGGGTAGTATTAAATTCTAAGAAAGCATAACCCCAATTTGTTGGGAATTCTCCAGATATCTTTTGTGTGATATAAGTGGTATTGTCGTTTGTTGTAATGTCAGCAAGCTCTCCAACCCAAGCATATTGCGATGGACCAAAAGTAAGAGCCAAAGGTTCAAGTTCGATTGAAGGGTTTATAGGACGTAGTTGTTCAACAGTAGAAGTGCCACTAATAAAAACACCAAATCCAACAACAGAAATATTGTAAGTGTTTTTTGTGATATTCCCACAACCGTTTAATCTGCCTAAAAAATTGCCAATTTTTTTGTATTTATCAATATTGCTGTCACCGTAGGATAATTCTATTTCAATAAATAGATTTTCTACTTCTTCTTGAAAAATTGAATTGTAACTACGGTAGAATTTACCGTCTTTGAGGACATCTAAGGTATATACTTTTTGACTAGTTCTAGCGGCATAAAAATCATAATCGAGATATTTTACATGATGTTGTGTAGCAGACAATTGGTGCCAAATAAGCCCACAGTTTTTAGTTTTTTCAACTAATTCCTTGACCAAGGCCATACGGCTAATTTTTTTCATCTCTTCTAAGTTTGCTGTCATCATTATTCTCCGTCTTATTTATGCTACTTGCTTTTGATATGTATGGACAATGTCGGCATCCGTTTTTGCAACAAAAACCCCTCCTAGCGAGATAAGATTCAGTCAGTACATACTTGCCATTTTCTAAGTAGTAGTCTCCGGTCTGTAGCATAAAAACTCCCCATGTTTGAATGATTTATGAATAATTGTTAAGATGACAATTAATATGTAAGGGAATCAAACATGGCCACAATTTATAATGAAGCAATTCCAATTATTGGAGGGGTGCCAATACAAGGCATGCATAGAACTCTTTATGGTTATCTCTCAAATAAGCCTGAAAACTTTATAGTTGGGATAATTTGGGATATTCAAAATCAAAAAATTTACACTAGATTTAAAGTAGAACAAAACGACATGATAAAATTTCTTGGAAAAAAATTGTTAGCATCTAAAAATAAAATATTAGATAGCTGGTACAATTCAATCAATAAAAGCATAATATTAAATTGGGAAAACGATTCTAACTTAGATAATTTTTTAGTTTTAGTTTCATATCAATTTCAATCCGATAATAAATTAGATTTGAAAAAAAATTGGAATAAGGAGGGATTTTGATTTCAAATAATGATGCCACGATTTTGACCATGTTTACCAGATATCCCGATATCTCTGACCAAGAAGCTGATTTATATCTTGCTAAGATGGATTCAGAAGAAAGCAAATTGGTAGGCGAGGCATTGCTAGGTCGTAAAGAACGAAAAGATCTTGATGATGGCGTCCGTGCCATTTATGATATTTATAAAAATTGGTCAGATGATCGAACTCAGAGGCTGAGAAATGAGGAGATTGTTGCACGACACAACAAAAAGGAAACCGATCTTTCTCTTAAGCTTAATCGGTTGCACCAAAAAGGATTGATCAATGATGAGGTTATGGTTTTATACGGAATATCAGGCCCTCTGCCTGACCGCATGCAGACTGCACGAATGACCCAAAATGAAAAAATTGCCATGGCTCAACAGCGAATGGAAGGTAAATTTGGACCTAATTGGAGAGAAAGGTTTAGGTCCATGAACATACCATTAATCACTTCCAAAATTGTAAATATAAGTCGAGGAATTAATTGGGCCGAAGAAGGCTTTTGATGTGATGACATAAAACATTTTTTACATCACGTAGTTAAATCAATCTAGCTGATCCTTTTTCCATCTTTTTTGTTGGCCTTGTCGAGTTCTTTCACGACTAGGTCTGCTATCGTGAGCACCACTTCCGGTTTGGTGACCCTGATGACCACGAGCCACATTGGTTAAAGAGCTTTTTAAAACAAGTTTATTGGATTTTCCTGAAATAAAATCATTGTAAGCTTGTTTCTCCTCTTCTGATTTTGCTTCTTTAATTGTTACCCATTGTTGAAAAGTTGGAAAATTCATAATTTCTCCTATTAGTACAAATTATATATGGTCATTTTAATTTTTAATTTATTTTTAACTTGAAAGTCCATGTTAAATTATCGTATAAATTAAACAGCTTAGTTTGTGATTAAATCAACTTTTTCTTTGAAGATATCATAAATGACACATGTGAATGAACGTAACAACACTGATTTTTCAGGTTATAGTTATGTAAATAGAAAACAAAAATGTTTTAAAAAGAAACAACTGCACTGCATAGATGGCCCCGCAGTCACATGGCTAGATGGAAAACAAGAATGGTATCAAAATGGCTTGCTAAATAAAAGTCGTGAGATCAAACTATTTGCAATCAAGAAGTAGTTTTTACTGTGATAAGGAATTGAAAATGGCTAATAAAATAAATCGTGCTTATTGGTCTTTTAGTGAACAAATAGAGATTCCTATTATCGAGCAAAAGGAAGTGGCTTCAGAGAATATTCGCTGGCTCCGTGATATCAAGGCTCAGATCGCCACAGAAAAGAAAAATCCAATCACTTCCATATTACGATTCTTATTAGGAAGTAGTGGTTCACAGATTAAAAAGATGTATAAATATAGTAATCCAGACGATCTCTTGAAAGAGGTCAATGAATTCATCGCCAAAAACAAAATTAAAAAAATTTTAAAATTTACAGACACTTGCGAATTTTATGAGATTGCGGATTATGGGTGTGACAATCGTGGCGAATTTCCCATTAAACCATGTGGAGGAATAGAGTTGGTATGGGTTGAGTCATCGGAAGAGTGAATTATAAATATTTCGAAAAATTTTTACATAAAAGTTGTTGAAAATATACTTCAAAATAAGGTGGGATCAAAATGGAATATTTTCTAGTTTAAATGGCGAAGCCAAAAATGTGTATCAGCAAATAAAAGACCACCAAGAATATAAAGAAATATTTATTGTCGATGAATGCGTTGATGCACTAATTGGCAGAAATTAGGTTTTTGATTATGAGCAAAAATGGACTTTTCATTAATTCCGATGGAAGCCAAGAATGGTATCAAAACGGTTTGCTACATCGAAATGATGGCCCGGCAGTCATATTTTTTAGTACCACTCAAGAATGGCGTCAAAATGGCTCGCTACATCGAAATGATGGTCCAGCAGTCATTGATTCTTCAGGTGTTCAAAAATGGTATCAAAAAGGCAGACTAGATCGTACTGATGGACCAGCAATCATACACCCAGATGGCATGCAAGTTTGGTATCAAAACGATAGAAGGCATCGCATAAATGGCCCCGCACTTATATGGGCAGATGGAAGCCAAGAATGGTTTCAGAATGGAAAAGCACATCGCGAAGATGGCCCAGCAAAGATATGGTCGGATGGAAGCCAAGAATGGTGGGAAAACGGCGTTTTCATAAAACAACGTAAATTCTCAGGGCACAAAATTAATTGGCAGAAATTAGGTTTTTGATTTGTTCAAAATTAATTCTCTAATTTATTTGGTAAGCACCTCAACTCCAAACTCTGTTACTAAAACTGTATGCTCAAATTGAGCAGAAAGTTTTCCATCAGCAGTTCTTGCTGTCCACTTATCGTTTGAATCAATTACCGCTTCTGCTACACCTTGATTGATCATTGGCTCAATAGTAAAAATCATTCCCGGCATCATTCTTGTGCTATCAAACAATAGGTCATCAAAACTTATTTGAGGTCCTTCATGCAGCTTCAGCCCTACACCATGACCAACAAACTGATAAACAACACCATATCCACGACTTTTAGCATAAGATGAAATAGATTTTCCAATCATTCCAAATTGAGCATTAGGCTTTACTTGGGATATGCCGATGTCAAGGCAATCTTTAGCTACAGACAACAATCGATTTGCATCTTCAGATATTGTGCCAACTGCAAAGGTTTTACATGTATCACCAAAATATTCATTTAGAATTGTCGATACATCTATTTTGATAATATCACCTTCTTTTAAGACATCTTCTTCTTTAGGTATTCCATGGCAAACAACTTCGTTGATGCTAGTACAAACTGCTTTAGGATAGCCATGATAGCCCAAAGGTGCAGGTTTCCCTCCAAACTTACGAATATAGCCCTCAATCTCAGCATTTATTGTTGCGGTGCTAATTCCCGGCTTGATAAAGCTTTCTCCATGCTCCAAGGCATCAGCAGCAAGCTCGCAAGCCTTTCTTATGCCATGAATTTGATCTTCCGTTTTGATGATTATGTCCATATTTTACCTTAAAAAATAAATAATGAGTGCTTAAAAAAGCTCACATTTAAGATCCTCTGCTTATTACGCCTAATGTTATTCCTATGTTCTTTAATGCCTCATCAATTGTGCTTCCGCCAACTTCAAGAGACTTATCACCCTTAGAAGCAATTACTTTCCATTTCGCAACAATTCGATTATTCGTTTTGGCATCTTTTTGTTGAATAGGAATTTCTAATAGATTCCAACCTTGGGCTTTTATTCTTGCTCTTATAGCTTCGTTGTCCACTTTTTTTCTTACTCCTCGATTGTGATATATGTTTTGAGGTTGCTTCTTGGATTTTAGAAAACAAGAGCAACGACTTAGAAGCTGAATGATTTTTCCTTTGATCATTTTGTCCTCTCATAAAGGTTTTAAATTTTCAGCTTTATAATTATGAAGGAAAATGACGAGTTTTTAAAGCTTAAGGCTTGGTTGAATTTTTTGCATGATACGCTGCCTTTCAATAGTTTCTCGTTCCATATTTTTTTGATGTATAAAACGAGCCAAAATCCATTTTCGTCTCTCTTCTGTCAGACTATCAACTTCACTAGGCTGCATACCCATGTGATACATGAGGAAGAATTTTTCTTCGTCATCTTCAGTAGCTTGATAAGTAAGTTCAATTTGATTCTCGCTTGTTTGCGGGTCCTCTGTAGGCATAATAATATCAGACATAATTGCTTCTCCTATTGGTTGTTAGTTGGATTCTGGGTTTGGTTTTTGCATTTAAGTGCCTCATCGACAAAAGCTTCGATATCTTCTCGCCATAGGCCATGGCGACGAACAATACAAGAAAATTCTTCGAGGTCGTGTGGCTTGATATTTAACTTAACAGGATTATCTGTTTCCATATCAGAATCATCATCTGACTCATTTTTTTGTTGCTTTGCTTCAGCCCAAGCGTGACAAAGCTCGTGGTCTACAAGTGCCAATCGTTTGTCTGGAGGTAAAACATCCCAAATATCTTTACTTATGGTGATTACAAAAAATGGTTCACCATCAACATTTTCTCCTTCAAGATAAGCATTAAGTCCAGATATTTTTCTACAAGTTCCCCAAACTTCTTTGCCTTGACTATTAGGCGTCTTGTCTACAAAAACATATCGTATTCTTACAGAGTAGTCGATCAAATGCTGGTGATATTTGGCAATTAATTTTTGAGCCATATCAGCAACTTCTGGTGCATCGAAATATTTTGCTTGTGCCATAGAATTCCTTTTCTTTAAGATATAAGAACTCTAATATAAAATAGCAAATAAAACAAGAGTTTTAGAAATTGTTTAGATGTTTGTGATATTTATTTTTCTTAGGTTTACGCATCTTAACTTCTCCTGAGTACGGACTCCAAGGTTTATCAAAATTAGATGCAAGCTCACTATATGATGGTTCAAATTTACCAAAAAGACGATTTAATTCATCGGTTTTGTCCAAGAAGGAATTGGTTTTCCATAAGACTTGTGGGATCTTTGCTTGTTTGCTGTGACCTAACAATTCCATTTTTGCATTAGAATCTACGATTGTATTTGGCTTATCGTCATTTTTGTGACGCCAAAATCCACCGTCTGTGCTAGGCATGGTGTTGGAATAAACAGATGTGAACTTTTTATCAATCGTGTCTTGAACATCAATATTGTGAAATTTACGACCCCATTCATCTCTTTCTTTTTTCCATCTTGCTTGCAAAAAAGCAAAATGATTTGGTTTTGCAACGTCGTAAGGCCAATCTAAAGCATCAGAAGGGTACAAAGAATTTCCGTAAAACCAGTCACTGCCGGTATCATTGTGGGCCGAGCCATCACCACTTTCAGATAGCAAAAAATCTTTGAATCGCATGCAATATGTATGATTCAAAGATTTTTTTATTACACACCGCACTTACTAAGAAATACACTCTTTAAATCTCAACAACGTGCGGTAAATTCACGGGCTTGTACATGTCGTTAACATATGCACAAGATAAAAATTTAGTTTTGCCGATTTCGTAAACTCCATATCCAGTATGAATATGGCCAGCAATCACTAACTTTGGCTGAATCTCTTCAATTCGCTTTAAGAGTGATGGAGACCCTGTGTGTTCAAAGCCGTGAGTGCTAAAATCACCAAATCCATGCGGCGGTCCATGCAGCAAAAGCACATCAGTATCATCTGGAATTAATGACCATTTTTGCTGAAGCTCATCTTCGTCTGCGTTAAAAGCCCAATCGAAAAATCTAGGTTGCCAAGGGCTTCCCCAAAACTTCAATCCATTCCATTCGTAACCACTGTCTTGAAGGTAAGTCCATTCCATTTGCGGAACAAGCTCAGGTTTTTTCTCAAATAGCAAGTCATGATTACCAGCAACGCCAATAATTTTCTTAGTTTTACTTTGCATTTCTATCCAAGGGGCAAACACCTGTGCAAACCAAAAATTTTGACCTTTTACAACAGGACAGTAATCCCCACCCAATAGCAGTAAATCACAATCAGGAATTTGTGGCAAAAATCCATGTAGATCACTCACACAAACTATTTTCATAAGTACCTCAACTATTTTGATTTAGTGCAGAATATTTTTTAAGACATTTCACATTCTTTTGCACAAATTACACAAGTGTCTAAAGAAGTTTTCAGTTCCCATTTGATTGTATATTTTTTACATTCAAAATCTACAAATTCACAAATCCAATCACTTGTTTCTAATTGAAACTTTTCTGAATCCTCAAAAGTCTCAGCTTTAAGAACAATTTCGCCCTTCAACACAGGATAGAAATAACTAGGTTGAGGTGAAGCGGCAAGAGAGTTGGGATAATCTCCGGGATCATCCCATTGATTCCATGTCAATTCTAGTGTGTTGGATAAAACTTTCATTTGCCACCATTGGTTCAAAAACTAAGAGCTTGTCTTAATAATATAGAAGTAGTTGCAAAAAGTAAATAGATTGAAATTTCATAGATATATCGTAAGTGGAGAAAAACTATCAATCAATGAATCTAATACAGGGCATCAAATGTTGAATTTTAAAAGTTACTATGAGTCATCCATACAGGATATTTATTCTTTAATTGAATCAGTGGAAAACGTAGACACAATTGGATACCATGTAAGCAAACACATTTTTGACGCATTTGATGATGCCTATTTGGGTAATAACACGCTTAAAACGTCTTCAAACTTGTATAGTATTGACAGTTTGTTCGGTTATCAGTTTGTTGAAAGTCCTGATATTTTATACCACTACTCAAATCTAAATCTTTTGGGAAGCTACATGTATAAGGTAAACTTAAGACTGGGTAAAACTGCACGAATTAATTTTTTCAATTTAAGAAACACACTCCCAAAATCTGACCCTCAAAGCCTTATGAAAGCCAAAGAATTAAAACAATTATTGTTGCAAGAAGGATTTGGGGGTATTCGTTTTGTGGGAGGGGCAGCAGGCAAACTAATGAATAACGCTTTATGTGCTCTGAACAGTAATCTTATTCGCATTCGTAGTGTAAAGAATCTAAAAACAGGCACAGAACTGAAAGCTAAAGATGGATCATTTAAAGATCAAATAGCCAAAAGAATTTCATAAAGTGTCCATGGAGGGATTCGAACCCACATGCCTTAAGGCACTAGATTTTGAGTCTAGCGTGTCTGCCAATTTCACCACACGGACAAGAGTGTGAGAGGAGGGATTCGAACCCCCATGTTCAGCCTGTGGCAACGGATTTACAGTCCGTCTCCTTCACCAATTTGGATACTCTCACAAATTTGCAAGACAAAAATGAATAAGTCTTTTGATCAATTAAGATCAAATTACAGCGGGACTCGAACCCGCAATAACCGGTTTTTTGAACCAGTGCTTTTTCCATTTAGCGATGTAAACCTATTCTGCATTCTTGCAAGTGGCTGGTGTCGGTTACGATCCGACCTCTTCTGCTCTTCAGGCAGACGCTTTCACCAGATTAGCTTACCAGCCACAAATTAAAACAATCTCTTGATTTTATCATCCTTCAAATACGGCTGGTGGGAGTCGAACCCACACGGGATTTAATTCCCAACGGATTTTAAGTCCGTTGCGTCTGCCATTTCGCCACAACCGCAAATTTTTATGATTTGTACTGAGTCCGTCGATGACGTTTCCAACTTCTAAAGTTGTAATCGCTTCTTGGAAGATCATCCCAAGCTTCGACTAACATGCACATGCTTCTTCTAGCACGATATTTCACTCGATACTCATCATGCCAAACCCACTGACATCGAGGTCCATTTGCACGTCTCTCTTGTGTGGTTCTTGGTTTCCTATGATACATGATATTCTCCTTAAGGTAAATGCCTTAAAGAAAACCCAAAACTGCTATGTTCATAGCATTCTCCTTTCTAAAAAAGTGTCCATAGCAGGACTCGAACCTGCACGCCTTGCGGCACCAGTACCTCAAACTGGCGTGTTTGCCAATTACACCATATGGACATTTTTGAGAGACAAAACACGACAAAGATAAGTGACCTTAGTCACATCTTTTCTGGAGATGTAATCCTTGTCAACATTCTCTCAAGTGTCCGTGGAGGGATTCGAACCCCCACGCCTTGCGGCATCAGATCCTAAGTCTGACGTGGCTACCTGTTACACCACACGGACATAATGATTGAAAGTAGAGTCTAATCACTCTCGGGGAATTGAAGCCCTCAATAGCCACAATTGACTATCTATGCCACCCCAATTTCAAGAAATATCTTTCTTGAAACCTATCGATCAATCAAGCGGAAGCGACAAGTGTCGAACTTGCAGACCACCATTTAAGGGGCCACATCTTTAGCAAAGATGCTGGAATAGCCACTTTCCATCACTTCCAAATCAACTTAATTCTAGGATTCGAACCTAGCCTTCATTTAACCTCAATCCAATTCTAGCGTGGATTTGAACCACGACGGTCCCTCTCACTGAGGGGAGTGCAGCCGCAACACCTAATTAAGTTGAGCAGAGGGCACGGGACTCGAACCCGCAAAGCAATAAGCTCGACTGCTTTCCAAGCAGTTTCCTAACCATTCGGATACCCTCTGTATCCAATCACACCAAATTTTCAAAAATCCAAACAGAGCGAGAGGGATTCGAACCCCCGGTGGTTGCCCACTTCGGTTTTCAAGACCGACGCTTTAAGCCTCTCAGCCATCGCTCTAACTTTTAGTTCTATCAAGCAAAAAAGCCCAGTGGTCCCGGTAGGACCACTGGGCTTTTTTGCCCTTTTGTGTTTAGTCCGTACCGGTTACGTTCCTTGGCTGAGCAAGGATAGCGATAACAGATATGAACTAAACAAGGTTTTCATGATTTTACTTTTTAAGTGCCTGTGTCGGACACGCAATAGTTAATTGAACTTTAGTATAGTAGTCATGAGGAAAAAAATTTTCAAGTAGAAAATCAAAAAATTTTTGATTTGATTTTCTTTTTCAAATGCTTTGATTTACCAAAAATTTTTTGTAATGCAGTTCAGTACATATAAGCATGAAGTTCCGACAATTCTTTCTTTTATCTGAAGCTGATCCTATGGGTGGTGCTCCGCCTATGGGTGGACCTCCTATGGGTGGAGCACCACCAATGGGTGGACCTCCGGGATTAGGCGGACCTCCGGGAATGAGTGGACCTCCGGGATTAGGCGGACCTCCGGGAATGGGTGGAGCACCACCAATGGGTGGCCCTCCGGGCATGGATGGACCTCCGGGAATGGGGGGCTCTCCGGGCATGGGTGGCCAAGATAATACTCCAATAATTCCAAAGACCGCAAATGTATGGGATGTTTTGGATCATATCTTAAACAAAAAACCTTTGGATAAGGGCGAAGAAAAAGAACCACCTAAACAATCCAACCCATCTGTAAATTCTATGCCATCTTTGATGTCTTGATCTTTCCTTAAGGTATGCTTTGGCGTAGAATGGATCTCTATTGCCGCTTGATTGCCTTTCAAGGATCATACCATGTCAAAAAAAGCCTTGTTATTTAGTGATTTACACATTCACGCCCACAAAGATCGAATTGATCGTTTGGACAACTGCATAGAAGTCTTGAATTGGATTTTTAAAGTAGCTGCACAAAACCAATGCGACTACATTTTCTTTCTTGGAGATTTATTTCATGAAAGAGCCAAAATCGATGTCAAAAACTACTTGAAGACATTTGAGGTTTTCATGAATCACATGATTCGTGATGCAGCAGACAGGGACATGTATTTATTGGTCGGCAATCATGACATGTACCATAAAGAGCGATGGGACATCAATAGCATAAAACCTCTTTCTGCAATTCCAAGGGTTCACATAGTCGAAACCCCACAACAAATAAAACTAGGCGATCTAAAAATCGATTGGATGCCTCACACAGACAATCCTGTTAAAGAGCTTGAATCTTTAAAGAAAAAAAATAATGGTGCCGGAGATATTTTATTAGGTCATATGTCAGTGCATGGGGCTCTTTTGAACTTATGTTTTGGCACTAAGGCTGACGTAATTGTTGAGTATGACAACGACATGGTTCCGGTAGATGCTTCAGTATTTAAAGACTGGAAAATGACATTCCTAGGACATTATCATGGTGCTCAACAGATCAATGACACTGTGGAGTATATTGGGTCTCCTTTGCAACTTACCTTTGGGGAAGCCTTTCAAGACAAACACATAGTCATTTTGGATTTAGAAACGCTAGAAAAGACATACATTAAAAATGATTTCAGCCCCAAACATTTGATTGTCACTCCGCAAGATATTAGAGATGAAAACTACAACTTAAATGGTAATTTTGTTAGAGTTGCGGTTGAAAGCACTATGTCCAACAAGGACATAATTGATCTTAAAAGAGAAATTGCTCAAAATCATCAAGTTTTGACTTTAGACGCAAAACCAAAAGAAAAGAAAATTGATGATGATAAGTTTTTCATAGAGAACGCACAAGCTGTGCTCTTAAACATAGCTGATATGTTGCAAAAATATGCAACAGAAAAAGGAATTCCTCAAGGCTTGGATGCAAACAAGATATTTGCAGCCGGTCATAAGTGTTTGGAAAGGACAAAAACATGAGCATAAACGAACAAAGGAAAAATTTAGTTCTTTCTTATGCAAGCGGTCCAATGGTTTTGAACCCTGCATTTGATGTGTTTGTTAATTCATTTAGGAATGTAGTGAACGCAGATCTTGTGTTTATAACCCATGAGATGGATCAATCTGCTCGGACTAAGCTGATTGATAAAGGTGCAATAATAGTCGATGTTGTTGCAGGAGAAAATTACTACATTTTTAGAGATAGACACAAACATTTTTATGATTACTTGTGCACAAATGGATACAAATATCAAAATGTGTTAATTTCTGACTCTAGAGATGTTGTTTTTCAAGCAGATCCATTTAAATGGTTGGAAAACTATGTCAACAATCATTGTTACGACCTGTCTGTAGATTGCGTAAAAGAGTCTGTGTCTCATAAGGTAGTTGTAACCGCTGAAGGATTCAAAAGAAAAGAAAGTGGATTTGCTTGCATCGAACATTTTGAATTTCAAAGGGATGTTCCGATTCCTTATTTGCAAGATGACAATACTAACTGGGTTTGCAATGCAGGAGTTACTTTAGGAACAGCAAACGCAATTAAAGAATTTGAACTTTTAATGTTTATGGTTTCGATGAAATCTATAGGCAGATGCACTGATCAAGCTTCTTTAAATTTTATCATGGGTTTGATCAAAAATGACAAATCTTATTTGATTTCTCACCCACAAGACGATAATCTTTGTCTTACTGGAGAAGGTGTTAGATTGGGCAGCGTTGAGCCAATTCTTGCAAACGGAAAACTTTACAATCCCTTGAATCAACTTTATTTTATGATTCATCAATGGGATCGCCTCGATGGCTTAAGAGAAGAAATTTTGAAACAATATTCTTCTTAGACTTCTCGAATCAAAGGAATAATCATGCGTAGTTTGAAGTTTAATTTAGTGCGTGCTGAAAACATCTTGTGTTTTGGACCCAAAGGTGTCGAGATTCATTTTGCCGATTACGGAAACATCATACAAGTAATTGGAATTAACAAGGATGCTCCCGGCACAGAAGAAGAGCCTGCAAGTAACGGTACTGGAAAATCATCGATACAAGAAATTCTTTCTATTGGTCTATATGGTAGAACAGTAAAAAGCCCGACTAAAAATAAGGGAAACAGAATTGTAAACATTTTGGCAGAGAAAGGAGAAGTGGAAGTTCAGTGGGATGATTATCGCGTAATCCGAAGTTTCAAAAAAGCTAAATCAGGAACTGTTACTTCTAAATTAGATCTATGGAAGAGCCAAGATAAAATATGGGATGATAGTTCTAAAATGACTTTTGGAACAACAGATGAAACCCAAAAGTTCATCGAAGAAAAACTAGGACTGAGTCATCACGCTTTTTGCAACGTAGTTATTTTTGATGACTCAAACACTTATTCATTCTTAGAGGCTGATACTCCTACTAAGCGTCAGATTGTTGAGAATCTTTTAGATTTGGAGCAATATCGTGATTATCACGAGAATTGCAAGGAAATATTAAGAGACCTTAAAAAAGATGTTGGAGAGCTTTCAAAAGATTACGAAGGTTTAAAGAGCGATGTGGATGCGTGTGATCGTCGAATTTCAACGGTCAAAAACCAAGAAGCTTCTTGGAAAACTAACAAGCAATCTGAACTTAAGAGCTTGCTTGAGCGAATTAAAAACAAGCAGTCTCAACTTGAAAATTCTGACACAGGAGCACAGTTGGCAAATTGGCAAAAAGGCCAAGAAAGAATTGTCCAGATTAATGATGAAATTACAGATCTAGAATCTAAAAGAGACAAAATTCAAGAAGCTATTAAAAATGCACGAGCAAAAGTTGATCAAGCAAGAGAAGACAAAAACTCTTTGAATGAATTGATTCAAACAGATGTGTTATCTTTAAAAAACATTGAGGCAGATTTAAACAAAGCTTTGAAGTTAATTTCTGATCTTGAAAAACTCAAAGAAGGAACAACTTGCCCAACATGTAGAGGCACGATCAGTAGGGAAAATTATGGCCATGTTCTAGATCATGGAAAAGAAATGGCCGAAAAATGCCGAAACACAATTGAAAATAAGCAAACTGAAATCGAAGAGAAAAAGCAACACTTTATTACTAAGTCGTCTGTTTTAACGACTATGGAATCTAAAATCAGTGAAGCGGATGGCAAGGTAGCTATTATTGAAGGGACGCTTCGAAAACACAGAAACGAAATTAGTTTGTTGACCAAAGTTCCCAAACCTGAAGGAAATGTTGCTGAACAAGTTCTAGAAGCTGAAATTGTTGAGTTGAAAAAACAATTCAAAAGCAAAAAAGAAGAATATGAAGGCCAATCTCCTTATCAAGAAATTATTGAACAAGCAGAAATAGAAAAACTTGAGAAGGAAAGAGACAGGGACGCCAAGGGCCTAGAACTTCAGAGAGTGGAATCTGAAGTGCCTTATTTTGAATATTGGTTAGAGGCTTTTTCAGACAATGGCATAAGAAAGTTTGTGATTGATGGAATTATTCCTGCTTTGAATGAAAGAATTGCTTATTGGCTTCAAATTTTGATTGATGGTTTAATCGAGTTGACATTTGATAATAAGCTTGATGAAACAGTTAGTAGGAATGGCAATCCAGCTTTTTATCACAATATGTCTAAAGGTGAGGTTCGTCGAATCAATTTAGCAGTATCTCAATCTTTTGCTTATGTGATGATGTTAAATTCTGGTGCTTGTCCTAGCATAGTGTTTTTAGATGAAATTACTGGTGGGGGCATTGATCGTGCAGGCGTTCCAAATGTTTATAACATGATTCTCGAATTGGCTAAAGAGCGTCAAGTGATGGTAACAACCCACAATGAGGTCCTTATGAACATGTTACAAGGTTGCGAATCCCTCACTTTAAAGAAACAAAATGATATCACTGAAATAGTGTCGTAATTGTTTTATTAATAATTCGAAGTAAAAATTTTATTTTAATTTTTTGAAACTCATAAGCTTAGCTAACCTCACCCAAATTTTTAATGTAATAGAAAAGGAAAAATTATGTCAGTCAAAGCTTTACAGGACTACACTTTCACTTCCAAGTATGCCAGATACTTGAAAGATCTCAAAAGACGAGAAACTTGGAGTGAAGCAGTTGAAAGAGTGCGAGATATGCACTTACGTCGATACCCACAGATCAAAGAGCAAATTGAATGGGCTTTTGAACAAAGCAGACAGAAAAGAGTTTTAGGATCGCAACGTGCTTTGCAATTTGGCGGCTCAGCGATTGAAAAGAAAAACGCTAGAATTTACAATTGTATCGCCTCGTATTGCGATAGACTAAGATTTTTTCAAGAGTGTTTTTGGCTTTTGTTATGTGGATGTGGAACAGGATTTTCTGTTCAAAAACATCACATCGAGCGTTTGCCAAATTTTAGTTCTAAGTGGTTGGAAAAACAAACAATCAAGCCTAAAAAAGTCTATCAAATTCCAGACAGCATTGAAGGCTGGGCGGATGCTTCTGGTGTGTTGATTAGTTCTTATTTTGGTGGAGGAAATTTCCCAGAGTTTGAAGGCACGGAAGTTCTATTTGACTATGGGCTAATTAGACCAGAAGGTGCTCCTTTAAATTCTTCATCAGGTAAAGCACCCGGTCCTGAGCCTCTTAAAAAAGCCCTTGAGAAAGTTCGGTCGTTGTTGAATGATTGTATCGCAAATGAACAAACTCGTTTAAAACCAATCAACGCATATGACATGGTTATGCATTTTAGTGACGCTGTTCTGTCAGGTGGAGTAAGACGCTCAGCAACCATCTGTTTGTTTTCGCCGGATGACATGGAAATGGCAATGGCCAAAACGGGGAACTGGTTCATTGACAATCCACAACGTGGTCGTTCTAACAATTCTGCTTTACTAGTGCGTGGCAAAACCACAAAAGAAGAATTTGAGAAACTCATGTCTTATGTTCGTGAGTTTGGCGAGCCCGGATTTGTGTGGGCAGATTCAACTGAACTGGTTGTAAATCCATGCGTTGAAATTGGATTGTATCCAGTTGATATTGAAACTGGGGAAACTGGTTGGGAAGCTTGTAATCTTTGTGAAATCAATGGGAAGAAGTGCAAAACCGAAGAAGATTTTGAAATAGCTTGCAAAGCTGCTGCAATTATTGGAACATGCCAAGCGGGATATAGTGATCTAACTTATCTTGGAGAAACATCTAAAAGAATTCTGGAGCGTGAAGCTCTATTGGGTGTAAGCATAACTGGAATGATGGATAATCCTGACATTCTGCTTAATCCTGAGATTCAACGCAAAATGGCTAAAGTTATTTTGGACGTTAATGAGGAGATTGCAAATAAGATTGGGATCAATCCAACAGCAAGAGCAACATGTGTAAAGCCTGCTGGTACCACTTCTTGCATTCTCGGCACAGCGTCTGGCATTCACCCACATCACGCCATGAGATACATTCGTAGATCGCAAGGAAATTATTTGGAGCCACCTCTTCAACACTTCAAGAAGAGCAATCCAATTGCTGTAGAAAAATCTGTTTGGAGTGCAAATGGCACGGACGAAGTTGTTGCTTTTTGTATCGAAGTTCCTAAAGGTGCAAAAACCAAAAATGACATTGATGCCAAAACCTTGTTAGAATATGTAAAGCTGACTCAAGAAAACTGGGTTACAGCAGGAACAAGGCCAGAGCGTTGCACGCAACCTTGGTTAACTCATAATGTCAGCAACACCATTACTGTGCGTGAAGACGAATGGGACGTTGTCACAGATTTCATTTACGATAATCGTCAACATTTTTGCGGCGTATCTTTGCTTTCAATAAGCGGTGATAAAGACTATCCACAAGCACCTTTTACCGCCATTCATACTCCTGTTGAGATCGCCAAGATGTATGGCGATGGAAGCTTGATGGCCTCTGGATTGATTGTAGATGGTTTGGAGGCGTTTAATAACAATTTATGGAAGGCTTGCGATGCTGTGATTTACGGAACTGGAATTGAAACACCAGTAGAACAAGAAAAAATTAAAAAGGTTATTGCACATGAAGATACTTGGGATTCTCAAGAAGAAGCAAATGAGCATTTTGCTGTCGTTTTAGATTGGTCTTTGAAAGTTGATTGGGTGCGTAGAGCCAAGCAATTTGCAGAACGTTATTTTGGTGGCAATTTCAAAGAAATGACTTATTGCCTCAAGGATGTTTCAAATTGGAAATATTGGTGTGATTTGCGTCGTGAATATAAAGATGTAGACTATACTGAAATGGTAGAAGAGCAAGACAATACGAAACAGGCCCAAGAGTGGGCATGTTCTGGCGGAAAATGCGATACGCAATTCGCATAACTTCTTTTCAACATAGAACTGCTTGCAAATTTATTAAGCCTCCCTTACGATAATAAATCTAGGGGAGGTTTTTTGTAAGCAATGGCTTTGAGAATGCTAAATAAAAAAACCGAATGATTGAAAGGAAAGAATAGTGGCAAAATTTATTGTTGTAGTTGGGGGTGTTTACAGCGGCACCGGAAAAGGAATTAGTGCGGCTTCTATAGCTTTTCTCATGAAAATGCGTGGAGAAAACGTCACCTTAATCAAATGCGATCCTTACTTAAATATTAACGCAGGAACGATGAATCCACGGCAACATGGAGAGGTTTATCTATGTGACGACGGATCTGAGACAGACTTAGATCTAGGTCACTATGAACGATTAACTGGCGTAACCATGACAGGCAATAACATATTTACTAATGGTAAATTGTATCAAGAAGTTTTGGCTGAAGAGGAGCGTGGGGAATACTTGGGCGAGACTGTTCAGATTGTCCCACATGTCACCGATAAAATACAAAATAAGCTTTTGAAGCTTGGCGAAAACTTTGACATTGTCATAGCAGAGATTGGTGGAACGGTAGGCGATTACGAAAGTGCTGGGATGTATGAGGCTATTGCTCAATTCAAACATCAGTATCCAAATGATGTTATGATCGTTATGGTGGCCCCTATTATTATTAACAATACTGTAAAAGAGCTTAAAACTAAACCTTTACAAAATGCTGTGAGGGCTTTACGCAGTTGCGGTTTGCATTGCGATATGTTGCTTTGTCGTTGCGAAGAAGAGCTTCCACCAAAAATGCTGGATAAAGTTGCTCGTCTTACATTCGTTCCAAGAGAATCAGTTTTTGAAGCCCCTGACGTTCCAACAATTTATCAAGTGCCAATTGAATTTTATAAGAGGCATGTTGATGATTTGATAGCAAGTAAGTTTGGTCTAAAAAGATCCATGTGTCGCATACACAAATATCGTGATCTAGTTGAAAACTACATAAATGGGCATAATTGGCCAGTAGTGAATATTGGACTTGTTGGAAAGTATGATAATTGTGATGAAGCTTATTTGAGTATGAAAGAAGCTTTGGTGCATGCCGCCGTAAACAACAACGTAAAAGTAAAAATTAAATGGCTCACAACAGACTCTTGGACTACAGATGACTTACAAGGTCTAGATGGCATAATTGTGCCGGGCGGATTTGACAAACGTGGCGTTGACACAAAAATTGCAGCGATTCGATATTGCAGGGAAAACAAAATACCTTTCTTAGGTATATGTTTAGGTCTTCAATGTGCTGTTATTGAATTTGCTCAAAATGTCTTAGGCATTAAATCCGCCAATAGTCAGGAGTTTGATTCCAAAACAGAAGAGCCTGTGATACATTTCATTCATGGTCAAACATCTAATTTAAAGAAATCTGGGACCATGCGATTAGGAGCTTATGACTGCGAACTAGAAAAAGATACGATTGTTCGTGACCTATATAAGAAAAAGCTAATTAGTGAAAGGCATCGTCACCGCTTAGAAGTTAATGGAGAATATACAGATAGGTATGCAAAAGAAGGCTTCATCGTTTCTGGTAGGAATCCAGAAAGTGGTCTTGTAGAAATGATGGAATTAAAAAAGGAAGTGCACCCTTATTTTGTAGGCACTCAAGCTCATCCTGAATTTAAAAGTAGATTGGGTGATCCAGCACCTTTATTTGACGGATTAATCAAAGCGGCTGCTATAGGTAAATAATATGGAAAAATTTAGTACTTTTTTACTTAATGAAGAAAAAAGCTATCTTGGAAAGAAGGTTGGCAATGTGCTATCGTCTTTACAAAACTTTCAAAGCGATGTTGACAATTTAGGATCTAGACAACTATCTCGTTTATCAGAGGAAATAGTAAATCAAATTAGATTGATTTTACATCAACATTGGAATCCTAAGTACAATAATCAGCTTAAGGAATTGCAAAAAATTGCAGTTGCTATTCAAAAAACTATAGAGGATAGAGGCGATTTGAAGCAAGTTATTCCAGCAGCCTTAAGTGCTCTATCAAACTTATCAGGAAGATTGGGAGTTAAAGTAAATAATTTAAATGCCCCAGAGACACAAGATAGTTCTAATATATCTCCAGAAGAGTTTCAATCTACTGGAGAACAGCCTGATTTTTCGAAAAAGAAACCTCAACAAATACAAGGACAGCCTCAAGGGCAACCTCAAGGAAATCAACCTTTGGATCAAATGACCTCACAGACAGAAATGCCTCCTACTGGAGGTTTAGATGCCAGCCTTATGATGTAGCAAATTCTTTTATAAGCCTTGCTTAACAAGGAAATAAAAGATATACTGAACCTTGGAGACTTAAAATGTGTGGAATTGCTGGTTATATTGGTGCTTCTAAAAAGCCTAAGACGAGTTTTGAACTAATTACCGCTTTGTTTGATTTTCTTGAAACCCGAGGTTTTGACGCATCGGGAGTATGGGCTACTGAACATGGTGGAAAAGGTCGCGTTCTGTATCACAAAGAGCCTATTCGTTCTAGTAAATTTATTAAAGATCCTTTTTGGCAAAGGCTAAAGAAAATCAAAACAGACACTGTTTTGATTCATGCGAGAGCAACTTCAAGCCAAGGCGGAAATGCGAATGTAAATGCGAACAATCACCCTTTCGTCAGCGTTGATAAAAGAATAGGCATGGTCCATAATGGAAATATTGATGAGGCAGAATATCTTAAAAGCAAATATCAAACATTATCTCAAACAGACTCTGAGTGTTTGTTGCGAATCTATGAACATGGAATGGATTCACAAGAAAATCCATTAGAAAATATCTCGCCTGAAATCACTTCTAGATTGAATGGAATTAAAGATATATGGTCGCATATATCTCAAGGTGCTATGGCAGTTGCTTTGGGTGAAAGAATTAGCTATGATGAAAGAGGGCTATTTCTTTTTAGAAATGAAAAACGACCATTGTGGTTAGTAGATTTACGTGATTTACTAGGACAAATATTTTTCTTTTCAACTCCAGACATATGGAGTAAAGCTCTATTATTTAACCCACAATTACAAAATCTATGCTTTAATTCAACCAAGCTAATTGAATTGCCTTCGCGTCAAGCTTGGTATTTTTCTCTTAATCATTCTAGCGGTCACATTCAAGATTCGGACATTTATAGATTTCAATTAAAGGTTTATGATTCGGGAAAAGAGTTCGAAATAGGCTCATACAAAGAAATTAAACCTGCCAAGGCAGATTTTGAAATTGTTTCAAATTTAGATGAAGATGATGAAATCAAAACATTTAAAAAACCTAAGGGCAATACTACATTAGATGAGTACGAAAACGACTTTGATCTTTGGAAAAAAGATGATAATTTTGAAGTTTCTGATTTAGATAAATTTAGTTCGATAGATTACGAAGATTCGTGTTTTGATATTGGAAGAATCACTAAAGATATTGAAGTAACCATGGGCAACCTGATTAGTGAAGGATCTATGGACGTTGAAAGATATGATTCTGTATTACAAAGCTTGAATCAAATAAAAGACGATTTGAAGGGAACTTTGAGGTTAGTTCAAAATTAAGGAGCCACATGGATGATAAAGACCTGCAAATTGAAAACTTGTTTGATAGCAAGCAAAAAACGAATAAGAAAAAAGTCGATGGAAAAGCAAAAGGAAACCGAACGGAACTTCAGCTTTGCAAACTACTAAGCGACCACTTTGGAGAAGAATTTTCTAAGGCCCCCGGATCAGGTGCAAGATGGAGTCAAGTTTCTTTTTTGCCAGAGCACGCTAAGAAAACCCTTACAGGTGATGTGTGTGTTCCAGAAAAATTCAAATGGGTGATTGAATCTAAAGGTGGCTATGAGGATGACATAGACTTAAACGCTTTGTTTAATGATGGTATATCTCGTATAGACACGTTTATCGAGCAGTCACAGCGTGACGCAAGCTACTGTGGACGCAAGCCTTTAATATGCTGGAAACGTTCAAGAAAGCCGTGGCTAGCTATGATACTTTTAAGTGATTTAGCACCTCTTGATGAATCTATATTCACTTACAGAATTCATTACAAAGATTGGGTCATAATGCTTTTGGGCGATTTATTAAACCAAACAGATCGCAATTTTTGGTTTTCATAAAAATATGTCAATAAATACAAGTGAATCTATAATGAAAATTATAGCGGACATTGCCGCTATTGAGGTGAAGTCTATAGATGAAAATATGGATGTAGTGAAAGATTTAAATTTTGATTCTTTTGATCTAATAGACATGATATTTAAAATTGAAAGAGAATTAAATTTAGAAAATATCTGCGATATATTTGATGATGAGTTTCCAACTGAAATTAAACATATAATTGAAAGTGTGACTTATGAAGCATCAACACTAAAAATGAAATAAAAAAGCTCGGGTTTCCCCGAGCTTTTTAACAGTGTTATACACTTTTTTTTGTTCTTTTCTTAGTCGTAGTTTTAGATAACTCATTGAGTCGTAACTTAAGCTTCTTATTTTCTAACTCAGCGATCTGCTCTCGAAGTTTTTGATTCTCTGCTTCAAGGGCATCTACTTTTCTATTTGTAGAGATAGTTGGTTTAGTTTCTTGAGGCTGGCAACCTTGCAAAAACAACTTAACTGAAGTATAAGTTTCCTCACATTCAATCGAGGCAGAAACAAATTCTTGCCCTGTTTCATTACCTTCAACTGTGCAACCATCTTGCGAATCATCTGTCTCAATAGTTTTTAAATCAAGGGGTTGATTTAATTTTGCATTTTGTGGCAGGCAACGTAAACAACTAGCCGTCCCAAATACTGATTTGGAGTCACAATTAGATTTTTTTCTATATACAGTGTTGTTGCTTGCCCAACTTGGATATTTTGCAAAATAAATTTTTTGCAGCGATAATTCTTTTTCAAGATAGCACTTCACATCTATGGTGCCTTTAATTTTATCATCATTAGGGCCATTTTTTCCATGATCTATTGCATCTGGAGAATCCAAAGAGACAAATTTAAAGGCAGCATCCTTATTAATTGGTCTTTTTACATCAATGTAAGAGTTGGCTGGAATAATAAAGCCATGATTTGAAACATTTTCTCCATCAATCGCTACTTTGACTAGAGCACGACGATTGTTTTTATTTCTAAATCGTAAAACGTATTCTGAATTAAATGGAATCTTGACAATTCCGTTTGCAAGTTCATTTTGAGGCGTATCATTAACTAAAACACACACAACAAATTTATTTGAATAAACCATATATTCTCCTTTTACGAGTTAACCCTCATCCTCACTTGGGCATAAATTTAGAGGCTATGGTTTGCCTCCAAGGAATTTTTACTCGCTAAATAAATATAGAAAGTTTAGTGGTTTTTTAAATATGAATTGATTTTTATTTTAAGACTTTGTCTTTTAATTGATCAATCTCATCACAATCATCACCTACAGGCATAACAAATTCTGAACTTGAATATTTAATTACTATTTTGTGTTCGAGAGCATCACTTAGATCATAATTCATTTCACATAAGTGCTCAATTAGTGTGAAGCCTCTAAATTTAAAAGTAGCAATTTTTTCATTTTCCCCATTTAAAAAATGCAAAAACGCTAAGTGTGCTTCAAGATCAGTAATTGGATTTCTGCTGATTTCATCGCTATTTTTAATCAATTTAATCCATTTTAAAACATTGAATTCAACAGTTTCTGCCATAGTCAATGTCAATGTGTTTTTGCATTCTTCCCATTTAACACTTAATATATTCAGATAAAGATCAGGAAAAATTTTTGGCCAAAACAAAAACTTACTTGCTAATAAAGTCGTCTTGTTGCATTCGTTTGTTTTTTTAAATTCTTCCATAAATGTCCTTAGTCATACACTTGAAACTTATACCTATCTGAAATGTAGACATTTTCTCCAATCTCTAACTTGAACCAAATGTCATAAATGCCACAGTCCATTTCTGTGGTGTCAATTTTATAGTAGCCTAAACGTTTTTCTCTATAATCAACTGGTGCATCTTCAACTATCCTTCTCAAATCAACTTCTGCTGGCACACAATCACCACAGTTTTGTTCAATTGAAATCTTAAGATTAGATACAATCGCTAAATTTTCGTAATATGCACGAAGATCACCCGCTGTAGGCACATTAGGCTTAATTTCAATCATCAAAAATTGCTTGGAGCCTTGCCTCATTTTGTTTGGTTGAAATCTAAAGTCAAAATCATAAACCACTGGAATTGGAGTGCTATACCACAGATTTGGGTAAATTTCAAATCTTTGATTTATGGTGTGATAAGGTTGATCAGAATCTACTCTTACTGTCCATTGATCGTAATATGTTCCAATTGTGTATTTGACGCCCTCAGTTGGCAAATTCAGCAAATACGTCCCAGTATCTTCATGTGTAACCGATGAAGGATCAAATGAATCAACTAAACGAACTCCGTCTGGGTTTTCCTCAGATCTCAAGCTAGGATCAAGAAAGTATATTTCTACTTTCTCGATGTCATGGACATCACTAAGATTGTTGCTATTGTAAGTCATCAATCTTAAATTGATGTTGTCTCCTACCGCTGGATTTTGATATCTTTCTTTTGTCGCTCCCACGATTTAAACTCCTTTTTTATTTCATGGACCAAAAAGACTAAGATTAAAATTTCTTAGTTTTTTTGGCTCTGTCTATTGCTTCATTTTCTTTTTTCTTCTGCTCGATAAATCGCTGAATCAGCCATTTTCGTTCATGAACTGGCAAGGACATGCAATCTTCCTTGCTCATATGCATATGATATTGGAAGAAGAACAACTCCTCCATAAGTGTTTCCCAAAGCTCTACGCTTGGTTCTCGCTTGCCTTCTTCCTTGGGAAGAAAAAACTTGTTTCAAGCGGCAAATCAATTTTAAATTCTTCTGTACATGAAGGGCACAGAATAGGAAGCTCTGTATCGACTCCAAAAGGTGGAGTATTGATTTCATTTCTTAAGTAAGAAACGTCTTGAATTGGCAATTTGGCCAACAGTTGGGCTAACTCTTTCTTCAGAGTTACGCCTTCAATTTCTTCAAGAAGCAATGCTGTACGGTACAGCAAAGTATCGTCATCCCCTTGATCGCCCCATTGTTGAATTCTTTTTTCTCGATAACTGTTAATTTCTTGCTCATCTTGTCCGGTTGCAAGTCTATAACGATAACGGAATTTACTTGTTGGAAGAACGCCTGACAATTGATCTGGTCCAAAATTATCTGGACATACTTCAACATCCATATCGTTTAAGTCAATTACGTGAGCGAACTTGATTGAACAGTTAGGACATTTGATTTCAACGTCATATTCTGGAGTATAAGAAATACCACGCAAATAAATAAGTAGATTGGTTCGATCAGAACTTAGAAGATCTTCTGTGTTGATTTGCTCTTTGATGCAGCGACGGAAAATCATATCAATGGCTTTTCCCTTTTTGACCCATCGTGGAGTGGCTAAAATTTGCTCTTCTCCACCGGTCATAGCCCTAACATGAACTGTAGCTGGGATGTTAGAATAGAATTTTCCTTTAGATGGGAATTCAAATTCTTCCCACGTATGTTGTTCTGCTAACTGTGCAAGCAAGCCTTCAAGGGCATCGCTGCCTTGAACACGAATCTTCGCATCAGGGGTGGGTTTGGCTGATTGTTGGGGGCGAGGTCTTTCGGGAGGCACATCAAATCCACTAAATCCATCATCTTCATCTACTGGATTGCCCATGGGTTTACGATTCACAGGTGTCTTCGGCACGTTGTCGCCTTGACTATTCTGAAATTTGTTAATACTTATAGCGTCTTTAAATGCTGCTGGAATGTTGCCTGAAATTTGAAACGGTGCATCACCAAAATTCTTGGGAGCTTCTACGCCTGTTTCTTTCGCTACGGCTTCTTGAACAGATCTAATAGTGTCCAGTGGATTGTCTGTTGTTTCACCAAGGTCGTCTGCTGTTACTTTTTTTCGGTTTTGACGGAAAACATCATCTGCCATAATTATCTCCTATAAACTATGATTAGCTTGTAGCTTGTACTGAGGTTATGAGAGTATGTTGCAAATAAATTTTTCAAACGCTGAAGACTTGATTTTTTATGATACTAATTTACAGAGCCGATTAAAAATTGAAATGTTTAGTATTTTTGAACAATGGAGAATGTCAAAACGCATTCCTTACTTGTCATCTTTAGGAAAACAAGCAATTTTAGACTTCCTCAATACCATTACAGATGAAGACTTGGCAATACTTGAAGAATATTTTGGTGATAAAATTGAACTTGAAAAACTCAACTATACTGTAGTGCAAAATTTCATCATTCCTATTTCCGAATCTGAAATTTGTGAATACTTATGCAGAATCCAAGGAATGAATTATTTTTCGACGTGGAGAGATTCAGAAAATTTGCATATTACATTTTGGAGATAAACATTAGAAAGGAATAGAAATGAAAGGCATAGTTACGTTTTATATTAATTACCATCCAGACTTAGGACAAGATCTTGTACAGACAATCGAGGTTTTTAAACAAGTTAACAAGGATCTTTTTGAAGCTATTCAAAATGAAAGCGAATATCGAGTGGCGGTTGTACCAACCACTAAAGAGGCTTGTAGAATTGAAAAAGTTGATTTTGACAAGGCTTTTCCTAGATTTGTTCCGAGAACGCACAGTGACTTGGAATATTTAGAAAGAAGAAAAGAAGAAAGAGCCAAAGAACGTGAAATGGTTTATCGTGAGCTTGTAGAAAGAGAAAAGAAATCTAGTAAGGTATCAGAATAATGGCATCTTTATTATTATTTGTATTTGCGACTATTGGTTTGACCAACATACTAGTTCATGGTCGCATTCTTGATGTAATCAAGTTGTTCAACAAAAGCATTAGAGAGTGGTTAAATTCTGTAAAATTTATCAGTGAAATTCTAGCTTGCTATGAATGCACAGGTTGGTGGTCAGGATTATTCAATGGATGCTTGGCTATTCTGTATATGTATTTTCAACAGCCATGGTTACTAATTTTGCCTTATGCTTTTGCAGGTAGTCTTTTATCTGGTTTTTACAGTGAGTATATTTACATGATACGAAGCAAGACAGATTTTGTAGTGAATAGTGAGGAAAATGGAACAGAAAGCAAAGAATAAACAACTCATGATTTTTTGTGAGTCATGTGCGTTCAAGCAAATTATTCCAAAAAATCCTGATGATTGTGATTTGGTTGAAATCAAAACTTCAGCAATTCCATCGGGGGCTCCTATATTAGATCCAAGAACAGGAAAAGCAAAAGAAAGGCCACAAAAAACTCAAGCAAAAAAATATAAATGCCCTAGATGCGGAAGGGGCGTTGTTGCCAAAGAGGTTCAGGGTGCAATTGCAAAAGCCATCAAGCTAAGAGATGCAAAAACAGAAGCTGAAAGGCAAGAAAATGACCGCAAAAAAAGAATACAAGATGGATTGCCTCCTGAGAGGCCCAATTTAGAAAGCTCGTAAGGAAAGAAAAATGAAGAAAAAAGTCACAGTGCATGATGTCAAGCAAGCTCTTTTAGATGAAAGATTTCGAGCTTCTCTTCCAGAAGAACTACAGGAAGACGTGACAAAATTTTTGAAAAATCCCGGCTGTGCATGCAATCACCCAATTTACATTAACGTGATGAGAAAAGCTGGAAAACAAGTTGCTGCATACTTTCCAACAAAAGACGAAATTGTTCCTGAAGAATTTGAAAAAGATATAGAAAAACTTGCTAAAAATGAATGGCAGGTTATCAATTGCCATGTAGACGAGCTTGTGTCTGAATTGCGAAAGTTAGGACCGGGAAGAAAGCAACTTGATATTGCAAGATATCAAGATCAAGTCACAGTAGTGATAAATCATTTAGAAGGCCAAATTTGGTAGATGTATTCTTTATTTTGCTATCTTTTTGATAGAATTCCAATTCACGCAGAGCACTTGGAACACTTTTAGATAAGTTCTTTCAACCAATTGACAATATGTCTATTCCCTATTTCTCTTCTATGCTTTTCTCCATTGATGCGATTAATTGACAAAGCCGCAAGATGACCATCAAATCCATATTATCGATTTTAATTTTTTAGAAACTCACAATCGCCTTTAGGCCATTTACTGAGAGTTCTTTGGCACGTAATTAGTATTGTTGTTGAGAAGTTGATCACAACTCTTGATCATCATTTTTGGATATTTATTGTATTTAGAAATATCCATAGGCCATCTATCATTTGCCAGTCTTTTTGCACCTAGAATAATTGCATTTTCATAAAACTCTTTAGCCACAGCAAATTTATTAAGTAAATGATAGTATACATCTCCTGTGAGGCACCAAAACTCGGCCATAAGAGGCTTTGCACAAAGACAAAGGTTTAGGTTTTGCAGAGTCGGCTTTACGGCTCTTTTGTGCATTAATTGAGTCATGGCATAGTAGTATCTGGTCATGATGGCCGAAACAGTAGGCTGCTTTTCTAAAAACAAATAATTCTCAGCACAACTCAAAAATTCTTCATATCTTTTTTCAGCTAAGAGCAGACAAGCTTGGTAATAGTATGGTTGTGCAGATAGTGGGCTTTCTAATTTCCATTTTTGCAAACAGTCCATTGCATCGTTGTTATTGTGTCCTCCTGTAGACGACAACACAATGCCTGTATTTGTGCCAACAGATGACTCTATGCGTTCAAAAACAGGATTAACGAACTTACAGTGGCCTCTCCACAATCTGATATCCCAAAGAAGAGATTGGCCATGAATAACTCGCACATAACCAAACTGTATTTTTTCTTTATCAAAGTTAAAGTTGTTTTGAATTATTGTTTCCCATGGTTCAATCCATAGATTCCAATTATTTTGGCTTTTTGAATTAAGAAACATTCTAGCTTGATCTCGTGTTTTGGTAGACACATCAAAAATTTCTATATTGTACTTTTTGCAAATATCAATAGTGCTATCAGTGCTTCCATAATCTCCGACAAGAACTTTAGGCCGAAGTTCAGCAATAGAATCAAGAGTTGATTTCAGGGTTTTTTGATTGTTCTTTGTGATTATTTGAACTGTCAGCATTAAATTTCTTTTCTATAAGTTCTTGAAAAGCCTTGGCTTCATTTAGCATGCCCAGCAATTCATACTTTTCTTTAAGCTTACGATAAACATCTTTGCTTCGAGGGTTTGTTTGCAGGGTGGCATATAAGTTTGTCAGATTCATACTACATTACAGAGTTAAGGAAATGGATTTCTCTATAAAATAAGCCGTCGTCAGCACATAGATACTTTTTAAAATCCCCCGGTGGAGAACTATGGCCAACGAATATATTAATAACAGAACTTTTGAGTCTGTAATCCATGCCTTTCAATTCTTCAAAAGGCAAAAAGCGAAATATGAATTGATCATGAAAGATTTAAAAGAAACAAATGATCGAAGAGTTGTTAAATACGGCGATGAAAGCAAAAAACAAGCATGGCTTGAAAGCCAGAAATTACACCAAGAGGCATGTGAAAGTTTTAAAGAATTTCAAAATCAATTGGCTCATGCTTTTTACATTTTGTCAGAGAATATAGCAAACTACGCAAAATTCAGTGGCATTGATATTGATGATGCAATACAAGAGGGTGTTTTAATTTGCTTTGAAAAGATCAATAGATTTGACCCAAGAAAAGGCAAGGCTTTCAATTATATGACAACGTGTATATTGAATCATTTCAGGCAGCTTTATCGTAGTGCTCGTAATTACAATGAACTTAAAAAACGATATCAAAATTTTCAATCTGAGAAATTTGAAAGTGTTATTATCAGAAATGGTAAAGAAATGAGATTTTGTGAAAAAGGATATTGATCTAATTTTATTTATGTGATATAACAATATAAGTATGAGTAAACCAATTATTAACCCAGTAAATGCCATAGAGACTCAAGAGGTAATAGACAAGCTGAGAGAAGCTGGATATTCCGAACTCGTGGATTGTTTGTTAGATAACGAAAAAGATTGCTATACAAAAAAAGGCCGTCTTAATAAGAGCAGCACTTGCCGTAGACTTAATTGGAAAGGCAAAAAACTAGAAGATGCTCTTGAAGAAATGCGTACCATTCTTGCTGCTGAATTTGATATCGACATAGAAGATCTTCAGCATAAAGACGACGACGACGAAGATTAAACTTTTTGTATGTAAGCTCTAGCATATCTTAACGTGATTTCGCACATGACAATCCCTGTCGTTGTCATATCAAGAGTCTGAAAGTTAATTGCTTGAGGCCACGCATCTTCCCAAACCCATTTTTCTATGGGTTCGCCAATCGCATCATAAAGAGTCAAATAGCAAGTTTTAATAAACTTTCCTTTCGTGGCAGTTTGCCATGTGGCCTTTTCTGGGTCGTACATTTCCAACAACCACTTGTAAACAGGGTGTTCATTATACTTAAGATCCCATAGAGTTAAGCTTACTGGTTTCCAACTTGGTTTAGCGGGATAAAAATAATCTTCGGTAAGGTGTTTTACTTCAATTTCTTTAAAATCAAGATTAGGACGAGCACTTTTTTCTGGAGGCAAAGCAGGAATGCCTTTTTGTGCCGAAGTTGTGTCGCCAACTACTTCAGGTATTTCGAACAGCCATCTAAATTGTCTTTTGCAATATCTACCATTGCCTTCTAAGCCAAATTGCAAACCCATTTTAGCCATAAAAATCTCCTAAAGAAAAAGGTAGCTGGAAAAATCCAGCTACCCTATAAAATAGTTAGTATCTTAAACGAATTGTTTTATTTAATTTTCTAGATTGCTTTGTGGATTGTTTTGTGGTGTATCACAACCAGTACAACAAGGCGTAATAGTAAATCCGGGACACGAGTTTACGTACTTAACATCCGAGTATCTAAGAGTAAGTTCGATTGTGCATTCTTCAGAATTTGCGTAATCTAAATCACCAAAGTTGATAGCTGTAGGCCACACGTCTTTCATTTCCCAAGTTTCCATCAAGCTTCCGCAACCGTCCCACAGTTTTAAAATCGCAGTACATGTATAGTCAGCACGAACAGCACCCATTTGCAAGTTGATTGGATCGGTAAAATTGTAAACCGATGCTAACCAGTTAAACAAAGGGGCGACTTCTGCTGTAGCAACGTCGATATAAGTAACAGTAAGAGATTCCCAAGACGCTTTTCCGGGAATCCACGTCTTAGCATTCAGAAAGTTAATTTCTGTTTCTTCAATAGAAAGATTTGGTCTTCCTGCTGTTTTTACATAGTGCTTGGGGACGGACTGAGAACCACAAATATCAAACAATTCCAAAGTGAATCTGAACTTTCTTTTGAAAGGAAGATTTTTGAATCCTAGTTGTCCAATCCCCATAGGGATCTTTTCAGCCATTTCTAACTCCTATCTATCTATTAGATGTATGTCTTATTTGGATACTTTACAGTAGTGCCGCAACCACCACAGCAAGGTTCTGGTTGGAAGTCTGGGCAGTAGCTTCTGTATTTAACATCTGAATAACGAAGGGTTAGTTCGATTGTTGCAATGTCTGAAGAACTGTAATCCAAATCGCCAAAATTAATTGACGTTGGCCACAGTCTTTGAAGTTGCCACATTTCAATTAATGTACCGCAACCATCATACATGCTTAATAATCCAGTAGCATCCCAGTCTCTTCTTTCACCTTGACGGAGATTGATTGGATCTGTGAAGTCATAAACTGTTGCAAGCCAGTTCCACAGTGTACGCATCTCTGAGTGTGCTACATCGAGATATGTAACTGTTATAGTTTCCCAAGATGCCTTGCCCGGAATCCAAGTCTTAGCATTCAAGTGATTTATTTCGGTTTCTTCGATGGAGAGATTTGGACGTGAAGCAACATTAACAAAGCTCTCAGGAACTACGTTTTTCTGATTGTCGCAAAAACCAAGAATTTCGAATGTCCAGCGAAATTTACGCTTGAACACCATATCTGGTTGCCCAATAACTCCAATACCCATTGGTTTTTTGTCAGCCATTTTATTCTCCTAAAATTTGTTTTAACAACCTATGCATGAACCCACTACTTGAGGGCCGCATAGGTTTTGGTAATTGACTTCTGAATATCTTAAAGTAAGGTCTATCGTAAGCTCTGATGAGTCAGCCATATCCAGATCGCCAAAATTTACCGACTGTGGCCATACTGACTGCAACTTCCATCGTTCTAATGCTTTGCCACAACCATCATAAACTTGTAAAATTGCTGTTGCATTCCAACCAATCTTCTCTGTTTGAGGCAAGTCAGTTGACGGATTTTGTGTGTTGAAGTTGTAAACTGAAGCTATCCAATCATACAAAGGACCAACGTCATCAGCGGCAACATCAATGTATGAAACGGTTATTGGTTGCCATTTGCCTTTACCGGGAATCCATGTTGTCGCATTCAGAAAATTTATCTCTGTTTCATCAATATCAAGTTGTGGTCTAGCCGCTACTTTTACGTAATGCTCTGGGATTGTTCCCCTAGGCGTTTCAATACGCAAGGTCCAGCGAAACTTTCTTTTTATGATGATGTTTGGGGCACCAAGTCTTCCTATTCCCATTCCCATTTCTTACCTCTATCTTTCATAGCCATAAGGTATCCGGGGATATTCCCCGGATACCTTAGTCTTTTTTATTTCTTAGAACGTATCGGCGTTCTCTCCGAAGCTTCCAGTTCTGTGGATGCTAAACTCGATAAAGATAAACTCAGCAGCACGAATAGGTTGAACGCCGATTCGAGCACGCATTTCATTTCTATCGATCACATCTGCCGTGTTAAGTTCTTCATCGCACTTCACACGGAAGTCATTAACCCCTCTACCTACCTGAATTTCAGAAAGAATTGCTGTTGAAATTCTTACAAACTTCTGGCGTAGAATGTCGTCGTGAGGATCGAATAGCAATTGACGGCTGGCAGCACGAATTCTTTTCTCGATCACGAACATCAAGCGACGGACGTTAACACGATCCAAAGCTGTTGGGCGACGTTGAAGAGTTTTTTGACCCCAGATAACAAAGCCATCAAAATCAACAAATTGAACGATTGGATTAATAGCGTTTCTATAGCCATACATCAGATCTCTTTCTTCAAGCGTTGGACGACTGAATACATCTGTAATGTTAGGCACATTACCACGATTAACACCCGCAGGAGCAAACCATGGGGCTGACAATTGATCGGAACGAGCAATAGTCGCCATAACTGAACCGGATGGAGGAGCCCAAATATCAACTCTATTGAAGTTGTCTCTAATCTTGACCCAAGGCCAGTAAAGAGCACCAAAATCACTGTCAAATCTTACAGTGTTAAGTGGGTGCGAGCCATTTTGCCAATGAACTATTTCCTTCACAGTAAGACCAAATGGAGGATCAATAATCGCCAAGCAGTCCATACGAACATTTTGGCATAAATCCAACAAAGCGGTCACAACTGCTGTGCTGCTATGACCCGGAACAGCGATCAAGTCAAGATCAATTTGTTCTGGCTCTGATAGAGCGTACATACCGGAGTAGCCAACTCTATTGCCAATAATTAACTCATCTTGCATATCTGGATCAGAAGGAATACCATCAGATCCGCCTTCAAGGCGGTAAGTTCCGTCTAGTGGAGGAGCGGAATTAGCAGTATTGTCTGAAACACGAATCCAATCAGAAACTAGTGACAAGAAGGTCTCAACATAGAATCTTGAGTTTTCATCTTTGGTTAGACCACCCCAAGTTTCTACTTCTACTCCATTGTTGTAAATTTGTAGAATGAAGTTGCCTTCACGAATATTGTTCTCGATTACAACCTGAGTTGCATTACCGTCAATACCAGCAGAATCTGCATTAATGGTGAATGTTACTGCACCAGTAGAGTTGCTATCGCCATTAATACGACCATAGGTATCTTCGGCTGGATCGCCTGAAGTCCCAATTGGGCTATCACCAACTTTAGTGACGCTTTCTAGGCCGAAAAGTGCAGCAGCAGTGCTGTCTGGTTTGATCAAAAGGCGTGCATCACGACCATGGTGCATGGTGCGGAAAGCCAAATTATCGCCATCTGCATAAGCCTCCCAACCGCCCGGTAGATCACCACCATTTTCCACCAACTGACTGTTAATTTCAGTAACAACTTCAGCAATTGTGGATTCAGTTCCTTCAATATCTGCAAGATCAATAATTTGAACTACGTTATCAATAAGAACATTATCTGTTCCGTCAACAACAATTTGAATATTGAGATCACTTAAACCAGCTAGATCGTATTCACCAGCGGCTTGATAGGATGCTGGATAACGGTCGTTGCTACCTGTAATCTCAGCTTGGGTCATACCCGTGCCAAGACCAGTTACGTTGCCATCAATTACAGCCCCACCGTACATTGCATCTTGAACAGACACGAGTTCCAACTCACTATCTGGACCAAACGCCCAAGTGGTTTGAACGCCGATATAATCGTCGCCTGTGTCAGTTACAAACTCGATGCCATCTACTTGACCGTCTAATTGCAAGTTCATTTCTTCAGCGAGTTGAGCAGCGGTATATGTTCCAGCCAAGACCACCAAGGTCTTAGACATCAGAACGCCGTTTAGTCTCCAACGGAAGAACGAATCGTTTGCAAAAGTGTATGGTCCTTGTTCTTGCGACATAACCACGATTCTTCCACCAGCAGATGGAATATCTACAGAAGCTGTGTCTGCTTTTTCGTCGCTAACGTTTTCTTCATCAGCAACACGAACAACATATAGTTCGTTTGCCACTAACAGGTATTGCTCGGCAGCATAAATCAGATAAGGATCGCCGCTTTCAGGATGCGGGTACCCGAACACAGTATTCAACTGACGCTGGGTTGAAATCAAAGTTGGGACGTTGATTGGTCCCTTACTTGCGAATCCAACTAAGCCAGCACGGTGAAAGGATTGTTCGGGAGCAATGAAGCTCAAATCCTTTTCGGTGATTCTGACGCTTGGCGAAATCGTGTTAGATGGCGGAAATCCCCTTAAAATAGCCATGTCTTACTCTCCCTTACGAATTTCATTGTTTGGTACATATTTAGTCGTTATCAGGCCCATCTTTTCGACTCGTTCTATGTATTCAGTTACCAACTCATCCTCGATTAGCCTGACATTGTTTCCCTTGCCAATACCGGGAATAATCAAGGTCGTGAAAGCACGGGGAGCCTTCCTCGATCTCACCACTAGCTGCACTGGGCTTTTTTGCTTGTTCTTAATCTCAATCATTCTTCCAATTCCTTTACTGCTTGCTCTAACCGAGTTAGCACTTCTGTAATGTCTTCCTCGTTAGGTGAGTCGGTGATTTCGATGCGAGTTTTAAGAACGGCTTTTCGCCTTACAATAGGTTGTGCAACAAATGACTCTGCTGTAAAACTAAATTGATACTTAAATACTCGAACAGCTTTATCTCCGGGCTCATAATCGACGTTATTAGCAATACTTGTTAGCTTAACTCCGATCTCCCACGAGATTCCCTTTACCCGTATGTATGCTATCGGTGAGAATTTTGTTACTATTTGAGTGAGAATCTGATTCATGTCTTCTTCATACATCGTCCACGCATACAAGCTGTAACCAATATCCACTGGTATACCTCTAGTCACTCCAAAGACGGTATCTCTTTCATATCTTTCGCTTGTCGTAAAACCGGGCCTCCAGTTGTCTCTTGGATTTCTAAGATAATCAATTGCTTTGTGATAGATGTATCTGTCTTGATTAAAATTGAAGTCTGAAGAATGAATCGCCAACATCGGTAACCGAATGCGGTCTACTACCAAACTTTCATCTTTACGCATGTTTTCTTGCAGAATATAAGCAACTGCTTTTTCCTGTGTGCCCCAAATAATAGGGACATTATGGACTTTACCAGACTCATCTTGGACAACTATGTCTTTAAATAAGTCTTTGACAGCTTCGTCGGTTCCACGAATAGATTTAGCGTATCGATATACTATGTTTCGGTTTGGGGGAGACATGCCCTGTTCATTAATTATGTGACCAGTTTGTTGTGGGTCACACATGACTGCTGAACCATTTCCAAGCTTACTTTGTGTTGCTTCTTCCAACCAAGACATATCTTGGTTGGCCACATCACTTTGACTTTCTTTAAATGGTTTCTTGTCTATAGTGCCAGAGCTTGAAATAACTTGGCCTTCTCTGCAATATGGCGACGAAGGATCTATATTGATGTCATCAATAAATCCCGGTTCGCTACAAGGGTTAAGATTAGGCTCGCTCATTTTTTTCCTCACGTTTATCTATGGTTTAGTTTTCAATATCCAGACTTCTTTATTAGATTGATTGGATCTTTTATTAGAAAACATAAAGTTTGATAATTTAAGCTATTTTTTACTAATATAATGCATGAAACCCTATAAGATATTGCTTAATACAACTTGCAAAATTAGAAAAACAAAGATTGTACCGCCTATTAAAAAGGTTAAGGTGCCTCTTTATTTCTGCAAAAATGCAATAGCTTTGCGTAAGAACCAAATCATTTCTCCGCCTTAAGGCGATTCTTGGCCACCAGCCCAATTAGTAGTTTTGTTTCTGATATCTTTAATACTGTTGACTTTAAAATCTGGTTGTCTTTGGCTAACTTTACCTTCACCAGTAGTAAGAGATTCTTGAAATCTAACGCACATTACCTGCAATCTAAGCTCTCCCCATAGTTTAAAAACTTCAACATTTCTCTGAATTACCATCCAATTTTCACGCTTGTGAGGTGAAAAAATTCGAGACCCAATCTTTGGAGCATGACCTAAAGTCTTCAAAACATGTCGATAATTAAACTCAAACATCATCTCATCTGGACTATCGACTCCAAAAACGCCCATCATGTTTTGTGAAGGAATCGGGTCGTAATATCCATAGATTTGAATAGGAGATTGGCTATAAATCTTATCTCTAGCCTCAACATATAAGTCGTCTATGTTATTTACATTAATAAATACATCGTAATATAATAAAGGTGATCCACCTATTTCTATTACTTCTTGATCCCATACATTGAAAAGATCATACTCCAGATTCTCTGGATCGAATTGCTGCAAAGAGCCGCTAGGTTGATAAGTACTGCCATTTGGGTTTTTGATAGCCATAACAAAAGTATGTATTCTTAATGTGTCGTTTTATGGTTATCAAGGGTAAATAGTATGTGACCATGTTTTACAAGAGGTGACACATGAAGAATGTATTTGCGTTGGGCAGATTGTTTAAAAACAATCAAAAAAACGAGTCAATAAAAGCTGATATTTCTGTAGAACAAGTTCAACAACTTTTAGAAAAAATAAAAGAATTTAATGCTGGAGTAATTGATGCTATTTTAACGAAGCATGTTGACGATGTCTTTGCGGTTTGGCTGAAGGAAATCAAAGGTGAAACAGATGCAAATTAAAGAAAGTCCAAATCCAGTCGGCAAAGTGATTGAAAACAATTACATTGATATGTTTGTTGATTCTATGAAAGCCTTATGGGACTCTATGGAAAAAACAGCGTCGTGGTGGCAATTTTGGGCAGTGCGAAGCTTGACCCCCGTAACTGATTTTTTACTTAAATGCTTAGATGATCTTATTGCATATGTTGATCAAATTGATAGTGCCACTGGAGCAGATAAAAAAGCTACAGTGCTAGCTGCGATTGGTAAAATCTACGATTACATCATCAAAGAAGCTATGCCAATTTGGCTTCGGCCCTTTTCTGCTTTGGTGCGTGATTATGTCATCAATGTTTTAATTTCTCATGCTATCGATTGGATCATAGAAAAATATCGTAAAGGCAACTTCAAACCAAAGCCTTCAGACCAAATGGAAGCTCAATGGGTTATGCTTTATGGCCAAATGGTTGGACTTCCAAGCGTTAAGAAATGAATTTGTTTTCAAAAAACATATTGAGTTTTGTTTTAAGTTTGGTATAAATTATATAAAGCCGATTCATGGCTATGTTATAATTTTTTCCAACAAAAAGAAAAAGTCAAATGTTGAACTACTCAGTTTGTAATTCGGGCATTCCAGTTTATCATGTCAAAATGCCCGATTCTGCTATTTGCAAGGTAATTTTAGTCGCTAATTGCGGCTCTGCTCAAGAGGATCAAGATTCTTGGGGCGTTGCTCACTTTCTTGAGCACTGTTGTTTTCAAGGGACCCCACTTAAAAATAAACACCAAATTTCTCGTGATCAAGCTTTGGTTGGATCTTTTAATGCATCCACAAACTATTTTGCCACCACATATCATTTTGATGCTCTTAATGAAGACTTCGAAAAAGGTTTAATGCTTTTGAAAGAAGCTGTTTTCGATTCGAACTTTCCTGAGCAAGAATTTGAAAAAGAAAAAAGTGTTATAATTGAAGAGTGGCGTATGTATGATAATTATCCCACCGAATTTTTCTGGAATTTTGTAGCTAAAAAATGTTTTGGCACAACAGAAACACACCCCATCATTGGAACAGAACAGTCTATTCGTGACATGAGCCCCGAAAAATTGCATCGATACCGAAATAAATGGTACGGCCAACAAAATATGGGTTTGATTATTGTTGGCAATTTAAAATTCACACATGTGATGGATGCGGTGAATAAAATTTTACCACAAATCCCACAAGTTCAAAAAACAGGGACTTGCCTAAATTCTCTTTTGAATGAAGAGAAGAGATACGCTTTTGAAACCAGCAGATTTGAACAAGCTGCATTCGGCCATGTTCAAAAATGGATTTCTCTCAAAGAAAATATTGAACAAAAATTTGTTCCTACATTTTTCATGTATGCATTAAACAAGTACTTGTACGAACATATTCGTGATGATCTTGGATTATGTTATGGCGTTTCAATAAGTGGCTTTAGTCACTATGAAAACAACCATGCAATTATATCAATGCTGACAAGCAATGAACATCTCGAAAAAGCAGAAGAAGAACTTGTCAAGCTATTCAATAAAGTAAAGGAAAATGGATTTCCCGATGAATTGTTTGAAATATGCAAAAAACAATACATTTACAGCAAGATTAAAGGTCTTCAAAATGTTCACGGAGTTGCCAACACTGTCATGGCTGGAATTGAACTATCAATTGATAATGCTTGGTTTGTTGAACAACATCAAAAATTAATGAATATTAATTTAATCAAAGAATGTGCCGAAAATTTAAAGCCATCTAATCTTCAAGAATTTGCTCAAAAACATTTAGAAGATGGCATTAAATTTGTCATGTCTTCAACTAAGTAAAACTACTATGAGTATGCTAAAAAGGCCGTGTCACATCACGGTCTTTTTAGCTCAAGGTAAGACTTGCTGTGACACTAATGCTTCCACCGCCATCTGGTATCTCAAATGGGGCACCAGTAAATCTTTCAAGCCACAATAGTTGATTCGATTGATTGGTAACATAATAGCCATACGCAGTTGTGTCTGTAGTGAAAGTAAAAGTCTGCTCTGAATAAACTGCCGAAGTCACGCCACTTGATTGCACAGTGGTCCAATTAGCTGACAATAAAGTTATTGGAGTATAGCCAGTTTGAGTGCCAATTTCAGTTAAATCAGCCTTCACTGTGGTGTCAGAAGGAACAATGTCATTGGCATACAAGTGCAAAACTGGATTATCCGCATTGACCATTCCAACAATATATTGAAGCAATAAAAGTTCTCCATGAACATCAGGACATACAATAGGCATAAATTTTCCTTTCAATAAAGAGTTTATATTATATACATATTGGCGAAGTAATATTTAAAGGAAATTCAAATGCCAAAACCATCTAAAATAAAATCATTGAATATTTCCAAAGAAGAATTGATTGAAATACTTGCAAATTGTGCTAGAAAAGATATTTGCAACTATTTTGAAATATCAGAAAGAACTTTAGATCGAATCATTAAAGATTATGACATGGCTAAAATGAATCACGGACCTAAAAATCTTAGTAGTCAAATAATTTCTGATATAAGAAATTTATACCAAACTGGAAAATATAAACAAAAAGAGATTGCAGAAAAATACAATATCAGTCAGTCGATGGTATCTAAGATTGTAAATAATCAATCGCACAAAAAAACTAATTATTTTAAAGTAAGCGGGAATGCTTTAGTAAAAGTTGGTTACAAATATGGCAATTAAAGACAAAGATGGGAAGGTGTACAAACTACGTGGTCCAAATCCTTTGGTCAAAGATATGAGCGATTGGAATAAAGAAGCCGTAAAACTTGTAAATCACTTTGGATCAAAAGAAGAAGTGATAGCCGATAGTAGAAATCCAATAAAAGAATTTGCTACTAGTGTTAAAAACATATCTGAAGAGTTGGATTTATATCAAGGTCCTGAGCCAAGTCAAGTTATATCTCCTAGAGACTTTATAGAAGAGGTTTCTGCTCCTGATCCAATTACTGAAATGCCTCCGCCAATTAAAGAAGATCAAGAGAGCATCACAATTCACGTAGATGAAAAAACTGCTAAAATTCTTAAAGATAGAGGTACTGAATTTTATTGTGCTCCTGTAATTGGCCAGAAATTGTGGAAAGATGAATTGTATGGAACAAGCTATACAACTAACAAATATGGAACGAAATTTATATTCGACGCAGTCATAATTGCACAATCTGATCTTGAAATCCAATTTTGGTGTATGCGTGAACTTACTAAAGATTCAATAATCTTAAAGAAAGATCAACAGGGCGGAGAGAGATGGTGGCGAATTTCTGAAACAGAATCAAAAAGTGGCGGACATCTTTGCAAAGGAACAATATCAGATTTAAATCCTGATTTTAGTTAGTCTCATTTGCGGATGTGATAATTTGAACTTTCAATCCCATATCTTCAAACTGTTTGCGATAATCATCCACAGCTTTTTTATATCCAGCTTCAAAAATTTGACCAACCAATTTACTGAAATCTTCAAGATCTCTGTCGGTGACTAAAGTAGAAGAAACTCTCTCAACAATTTGATCATGAGCAGCATAATTTAATTGAAGCAATTCATAAAGCCATTTTTTGATAGTAAAAGCCTTGGGATTGGCCATGTAACGCATGAAGTTATTTTGGTTGTTTTCTGGCATGTTTAATTCCTTTCGTGCCATCTGGATCAGAATTAGTAGTTTCTACTTCGCCTGCAATTGATGTACCGCCAATATTTCCCGGTGCTCCCCACCAATTAAACCCTGTACCAGCTTTAGGTTTTCTAAATTTTTTATCATACACAGCAGATGTTCCTGTCATTTCTTTAATAGAAAGATTTTGCCAAGTTCGAAAGCTAGTAAACGCTTCCGTTTTGGGAGCGTTTTTGGCTTTTAATAATTGGAGCTTTTGAAGTAATGCGGCTTTATCTATCTGTCTTTCTGGAGTAACAGGTGTCGTTGAAATAGGTGTCGTTGGAGTTGGTGGCTGAATAGTTGGCTTTGGTTGTGCTGAAGTTGGAGCACTAGGCGAAGCTTGGGTGGTTCTTTGAGCCTGCCTTGCTAACAGTCGAGCCCTTTCTTCTTGAACTTTTTTCAATAAATCTTGCGGCGTCATACCTTGAAGTGGATTTTTTGGCTGCTGTGTTGAAGTAGTTTTCGATCCTACTTGTGGTGCAGTTTGTTGTCCTCCTCGGACGGCTTGTGAAATTTTATTTACGACCTTAGTTGGACTAGAAATTATGTCTTGAGGAGAAATCCCTAATTTGGCATATAGGTCATCAAGTTTTTGAATGTGAGATATATCCTCAGGCTCGTATTCGCCTCTCATATCCAAATATCCTTTATCCGCAAAATCAACTTGTGTACTCTCACCTTCTTTGGTTTTTCCTTGAGGCATCGGAACTGTAGCTTTATTTTCGTTGTTGCGTAATTTCTCTCCCATTTTGTCTGCAACAAATGTTGCAACTTTTCTCTTTCGAAACTCTAAAGCATTTAACGCATAAGCTTGGTAAATTTCTGGTGTTGCTCTATTGCCTTGATCATCTCTTTCATCAAAAACTGGTAAAATGAAAAAGCTTTCGATGTTTTGATTGATTCTTGCTTGCTTAATTTTTTCTTCAATTCTTTGATCAATTACTTGTTGCAATTCATTGTTGTCTTTTGCAATATCGCCATAAGCATCAGTCTTCATCAAAAGTGCTCTGATGCCATATGCTTTTTTATTTCCACCAAAAAGACTCTTTTCAAATTGTGTTTGTAGATAATCGTCAAGCGTATTTTTTGTACTAGTGTTTGCTTCCCATTGTGCTTGAGTAGTCCACCCTAATTGAAATGCAGGGTCATTTGAATGTAATTTTAACGACTCTACAGCCCATTGTTGCAATTCAGTTTGATCAAAGTGATCAGCAGGCTTTGCTTCGCTGCTTGTTGTTCCGCCCAAGGCTTGAGCTATATTACTTGTACGAAACCATTCCTTCATAGCGTCTGTTTTGCCATAGATCTTGTTAAACCAAGCTTTTGCTTGCTGAACACCTCTTACAACACTTGGAATATTCCAAATGCTATCATATACAGGCCCATCTGTTTCTGGTGTTTTACTCCAGTCTTCCCATTCGCCTAATTTGCCATTTGGCCCCTTAAGAAGTTCTTGCTCAATAACTTTCCATGCTTTAGGACCAACAGCCATAGCTTCAATATGTCCTGCCCTAGAACTTTTGAAGACAGATCCTTTTGCCCCAAGCAGAGGAGCATTTACATCGACCCCGTGACCTTTCAAGGCCACCTCTTCATCAGTAGCAAAATCAGATGGAAAATAAGCAAACCAAAGCTCTCCCTCTTTGGCAATTTTAATTCTTATTCCAGCAGGGTTTTTAATAAAAGCATAAGAAGGTTCATATCCGTCTGTTGGAATTAAAGGATTTTCATTTTGGCCTTTCTTCGATGCCTCCCACTTAAATCCCATATCCCAAAGTTTTTCGATAATTTCATTAGCCTCAGGCATAAAAGGAGTAAATCCTTTCAATTCTTTTTTAACTTGCCCTAATTTTTTAGGACGACCTAATTGAGGCCAATCTGCCTCACTTTGAGGCTGCACTTTTCCAATTTTTTTATAATCCGCAGCAGTTGGTAATCGAAAAACAGTCATGCTTAAATCTTTTTTAAGCTTAAAATCTTTATCAAATGCTCTATTTACAATTGCTGATACGTTTAACTTGGAATTAGGATTAAATATGTTTTGCACTCCATTTGAGGATTCATATTGTAGACCTTTGACAGTGTTATATCGAAGTCTACCTGTGTAAATCCCATCTGCTTCACGTTCAAAAATTTTATTAAAAATTGCTTCTCGATGAAGTTTGCTAAATTTAATAATTACTTTGCCTTTTTTTATGGGATCTCTCATCCACCAACCTTCATCAGGGTTAATAGCTTGTGCTTCACTTGCATTTTCTATATTCCTACCAATTCCATCGATATTGATGAATGACGCTTCATCAAACCCTCTTAAAGGTTGTTGCAACCCTTTGGCAATCAGATTTTTGAATGTATCAACATCATTAGGTAAAGGTCTATCTTCAACTCCCGATCTCATATTGTCCATTCCAGCTTTGCCAGCAGCTTTTCCTTTTCCTTTTAGGGGCACTTCTGTTTGTTGTAATTGGCTGATAAATTCAGCAATACTGTTGATATATGCTTTATCTTCTTCAGGAATACTTGGATCTTTTGATGCTGCCTTAATGAAATAAAAACGCATATTACGAATTTGCTCATCGGCTCTTTCTTTGCTAGGAATGAATCCTCCGCCCTGAAAGTTGTATTGAAGTTTATTATTTCGAACTTCTACTGATCTAGAGGTGTCTATTTTTTTAGTGTCTGGATCAATGGTTGTTAGTGGCTCTAGACTGGGGCCATTTTGATCATTTGAATTTATCAAAGCTCTTGGATGAATGCTTGGTAGCCAGTCGCCTTTTTCAACAAATTGCATGTATCCAATTTTTATTTCTCCAGTAGACTCATTAAGTCTGCTTCCAAAATAAAATGGTGTTAGTTTTTTAGCTTGAACTTTTTGTCTAATAGTTGGCAAGTCAAAAATTACTCTTGTTCCTTTTTGGTCGTCAATATCAATCGTCATAGTTTTGGGTTCAAGGTTCTTTTCGTAGTAAGCTAAAATCCCCAAGCCATGCGTTCTTCGAAAAATTTGATCGGCTCTTTTCAAATAATTAGATCTTGCCCAAGCTTGTGGAGAAAAAAGATCTACAGATTTGATTTCCTCGGAATCATCATAATCTGGACCAACTATGTCCTCTGGCTTGAAAGCCATTTCATTGACTGCTTTTTTAAAGGGCACATTTGGCGTCGTAACAACATTGGTTGTGTTGTTGGGTTTTGTAATTGGCTCCATAACTTTCAGAACCATTTGATAAAGGACTTCACGATTCTTGCTGGCTTCCATTAAGCCTTCAGAAAATACCCAGTTAAGAACTCGACCTTTTACCGCTTCCGATCCAGCAATTGCCATAAGAAAATTACTAAGAGGAGGAAAATTTAATGGCATTTTAAGCTCAGAATGTGAAATGCCAGTCGGAGCACTTTCTGAAAGGTTATATTTTTGTTTGTTATTCATGTAGTCTAAGAAACTCTTGTTCACTTTTACCTCAAACTATTCTTACTATCCCTATATATGATACTATGACATGTTCTGGATCTAATACTTTAGTAATTGGTCGTCCCTCAAAACAACAATACGATCAACTTTGTGGGTCAGGTGGCAGCAAAACATCTATGGGTGGTTGCGGCACTCCTGCTTGTAATTCACCTGTTGGCCCACATGACAGGAAACTTTCACCTCGTAAAACTCGTGAAAAAGTTCGTGAGGATTTGAAAGATTATGTGCTTTTAATGCTGGGTGCCCCAGTAGTGAAAGTAGAGTTAGATCAACAGCAATTAGATTTGGCGGTTGATCAGTCTATGAAAGTATTTGAAGAATACGCAGGCCGTGAATTCTTCGACTATTACACATTTTTTACTAGTCCCGGAAAAAGCGTCTATAAAATGCCTGATGATGTTGGCCTTATTAGAAACGTGTTTTATAAAGAAAACGGGCAAATGGGATTTCAAGCATCAGATCTAGGTGGTGCCATTCCTTTGGAGTACTTTTATCCCGGTGGAGGAGAAGGAGCCATGGGCGGCATGCTAAACCCAATTCAGCCAATTTGGGGTCGTGCTGGTGAGTGGGTTTTATACAAGCAGTACGAACAAATGTTCAGTAAAATTTCAAGCAATATAGGCGGATGGGAATGGGTTTCAGATCCCGGCTACATAAAACTTTATCCAATTCCATGTAGAGCCCAAAAGGTAATTGTTCATTACATGCAAAAATGCAAAGATTGGAAAGAGGTAAACCAAGCTATGCAAGAAGGTGCTTTGGCACATGCCATGATCATGCTTGGCCATATTAGAGGAAAATATCAGCAACCACCGGGACCGGGTGGAGGCATGGCTCTTGATGGGGAATACATGAAATCAAAAGGTTGGGAGTTAAAAGAAAAATGGCAAGAAGAACTTATTTATAAGTTCGGTGACATACTCCCAATTACCCTCGATTAATCCTCAGGCAATTTCATTAAATCAAAAGACCACTCAAACGTGGTCTTTTTTCTTTTCAATAGACTAAATATGAAGAGGAAAGTAAAGATGCATACATTTATAGGTTGGCTTAAACAAGAAAGCTTGAACGAATCCGATACACGCTACAGTGTAGAGGTTAATTTCCGTACAAGCACTGATGAAGTTTTGAAAAATGCCGCTAAAATCACCCTAGGATTTGCTTCTGCTGCTTTGAAAAAACAAGACTTCCATGTAAAGCAAGTTTTTGAGCAAGAACCCTTTAGAATATTAATCTCTTCCCGTCATTGGGATAATGGGGAGTGGGTATGTGTTGTCTCTTGGAATTCTAAGCAAAAATGCTATGTTATATCTAAGGGGTTTTATAACAAAGACAGAAAAACGGTCTCCGTCCAAGACAGTAAAGAATGTGATGCTGAAACCGCCTCTGAAATAGTATCTCAAGTTCGTAACACGATGCATAGCCTCAAAGATAAACCTGATCGGCATATTGAAAAGCTAAAAAAAGTTCCAATGAAGAGAGGCCCCAAGTAATGGGCAAGATAAAAAAAGCAGCAGGAATATTATTCACGGATGGACAGTCAATTCTTCTTTTGTTGCGTTCGGAAGGAAAGAATGCGAACACTTGGGGCTTGCCCGGAGGAAAATCTAAATCAGGAGAAAGTGATTTAGAAACTGCAATTAGAGAAACGATGGAAGAAACTGGTTTGGAAAAAGTGCCGGGTGAAAATTTTGATTCAGTAACAAACGACCAGACAACGAAGCCCTATACTGCATTTTTGTATCAAATTGACAAGCAGTTTACAGTAAAACTTAATCACGAGCACACAGACGCAAAATGGGTGAACTTCAAAGATTTGAAATCTTTAAATTTACACCCAAAACTCAAAGAAAATTTATCTAAGTATCTCAGCAAGATACGGAAAAAAATATCTCATTTTAATGAGTGGTCGATTCTAAAAGATCTTGAATCACTCTTCAATTTTAAATTCTAATTGTCGGCCATTTAAAGACTCGGCTTCTTCAATCCAAGTATCAAGCGAATCTCGTAGGTGCTTTGCACCTTCCAAATCAAGACCGAAACGAAATGAAGATATTTTAGGAACAGATTTAACATCTGTTGCTTCAAATTCAAAATTGTTTTCGATCAAAGCAAGAATGCATTCAATTTCTGGTTCGACAATTATTTTATCTTTTTGATCATTTACTGCAAGACGTATGTTGCGGGATGATCCAAGTAGATGTTTCATTTTTTCAATCCATATAAAGAATTTTTAACGATGTAATCCCAAACATTTTTCGTGACCATTTTTGCAGCATCATCAAATTTTTGATTCGCCACAGCGTCACGTATTATAGTTGAGCTTATACCACTGTCAACTTCTAAAAGTCTGTGGGGAGGCTCGTTATACCAATTAGTGGTTGAATTTTCGTTTTTTCGTGTAACTACTAAAAATGGATTTTGTGAAACCAACTGATCACCACGATCCCATTTTTCTTTAATGACATTTGCGTTATCCATTCCAATTACTAAATGAAACGCAACGTCTGGGAACGAGCATTTTACTCCATGAATAGTTTCATACATCGATCCAGTGTGTTGTGCATCAATTTCCCACGAACAAAGATTGATATAAGGGTTATTTATGCACATCAAGGAAAGCATAGCCCATCTATGATAGGCTGGAGTAGGTTGCTTTCCAAACTTATGTTCCCAACATGGAAGTAGCCATATTTCACATCCAGTTTCTTCGTGTATTTTTTGGCATACCATTTGATGTGCCAAAGTAACAGGGTCGAATGCTCCGCCAAATAAAGCTACTTTTCTCATTGCTTGAACCACATGCTAGGATCGGCATCAGAAGGCATTCGCCAATCTCCACGAGGAGATAAGCTCACAGAACCAACTTTAGGCCCATCGGGCACACAATTTCGTTTATATTGTTGACTAAAAAACCGGCTTAAAAATGTTTTCAACGTTTTTTCACGCACATCTGTTGAATATGTCTTAGAAAATTTTGCATATTCAGAAAGGTACAAAATCTTTTCAGGAGAAAATCCATTCTTTACAAAGTTTGCAAGATAAAAATCGTGCAATTCATATGGACCAAGCACATCTTCGGTAGACTGTTCAATTTCACCAGACTCGTTAGGAGGTAATAGCTCTGGTGAAATTGTTGTGTCAAGAATATCTGTAAGCACTGCGAAGAGATCGTCCATTTTATTATCTCTTCTAGCTACGAAATCAACTACTGAACGCACCAAAGTTTTTGGCACTGAACAATTAACATTATACATGCTCATGTGGTCGCCATTGTAAGTGCACCAACCCAAGGCGGCTTCAGACAGATCCCCTGTTCCCAAAACAAATCCGCGACTCATTAAAAGCTTAGTTCTTTCTCTGGCTTGTACATTTTCAAAAACCAAATCATATCTCTGAGACTTTGGCACTAACTTTAATGCTTTTTCAAACTCTTCAAGAGTGATGTCATAATCAATCGCCCCAAATGATTTGTGTTTCAATGCTTTGAAGGTTTCAAGGCAAATTGGACGGATGTCGATAGTCTCTTGAGATATTCCCAACGCTGACATTAAAGCCAAAGCGTTGTTTTTGGTTTTGCTAGTGGTGCCAAAACCGGGCAAAGTTATTCCATGAATTTTTGCGACATCAACACCGGCCATTTTATAAGTTTTTGCTGCAACGAGTAGTGCCAAAGTGGAATCTAACCCGCCCGAAACACCAATGTAAATATTTCCAAAATTCAAAGCCTCTAATCTTTTATGCAATCCAGCACACTGGATTTCAAAAACCTCAGCACAACGCTTGGTTTTTTCTATAGCGTTTTCAGGTACGAATGGATTGCCATCAACTTGCCTTTTGAGTGTTGGCAAGGAATCATGAGAGCTTTCTATTTTCAAAAGAAACTCTACATTTCGGAACTTTTTATTGATTGTGCGAGTTGAATCTCCAAAACTAGTGATTGTACGGCGTTCATTTTGTAATTTCTCTATATCAACATCAACACTCGTGTACCAACCATTTTCAAATGATGATTGTTTGTTTTCTCCTACTCTTTGAGTTTGGGCAAGAACTTTTCCATTCTCAGCAACAATGCAGTGTCCACCAAAAACAAGATCACTTGTAGATTCTGATGGTCCAGCAGATGCGTAGGCATAAGCTGCGATGCATCTTGCGGACTGGTTTTTCACAAGATCAACACGATATTCGTTTTTACCAACAGTTTCATTTGAAGCTGACAGATTGACTAACACATTAGCTCCATGTATTGCCGCAAAACTACTAGGAGGGATTGGCATCCAAAGATCTTCGCAAATTTCTGCAAACACAGACAGATCTCGAAACTTAAAAAGTAAATCAATGCCAAAAGGCACTTTATAGTTATAGTCTGTAAATGAAACTTCGCTAGGTTCGTCTCCGGTTGCTGAACGAAACCAACGACTTTCATAGAATTCAGAATAATTAGGAATGTTAGTCTTAGGAACAATTCCAATTACTTTTCCATTGTTGATGGCGAAGGCACAATTAAAAAGTTCGTTATTTACAACGTAGGGTGCACCGACAAAGACCAATTGATGTTTTTTCTTTGTTGCATAAGCAGAAATTCCATGGATTATGTCTTTGGCAGATTGAAGCAAATACTCTTGTCGAAACAAGTCGCCACAAGTATATCCCGTGACGCATAATTCGGGAAAAACTACAATATCAGCATCTGCATTTTGATCTAATAGAGAGGCGATTTGAGAATAATTATTCCTTGGGTTTCCAACCGATATTTTTGGAGAGCAAACAGCAATCCTAACAAATCCCAAATTATTCATAATTGTAGCCTATTGATCTAAAGGAGTATTGAAAAATGTCCAACGTGCCACACGCAATGCATCACGATCACCAATCGCTTTAGTTGGTGAGTCACTTAATTTCACAACCGGTACATTGTTACAACTAGCAAGCTTAATGACCATATTTAAAGCGGGTGATTCTGCAAAATCGTTAGTAAAATTGGTTCCAATACCAGAGACTGCTTGGATTCTTCCTGCACAGTAATCTGCAATATCCAAGCATTTTTGTGGATTTAAAGAGTCACTAAAAACAATCTTTTTCGTGTTTGGTTCTATTCCAAGAGAGCGGTATGCACTTATTGTTTTTTCAACAAATTCAAATGGATCACTTGAATCATGCCTTACTCCATCATATAGACGTGCCAGTTTTGGATTGAAATCCCTAAAAAAGGCTTCTGAACCAAAAGTGTCTGTGAGAGCTATTCCTAATCTCCCACCAAATATTCGACTCCAAATATTTAAGGCTGAACTATTGGCGTGACGAAGGCCCTCTAAGGCCGATATGCCCATAATCCATTCATGAGCCATAGTTCCTATAGGAGATAAGCTGTGTTTGTGGGCTAAGTGTACATTACTGGTGCCATTGAATGTTGAAAACTTTTTCAATATTCCAACAACCAAATCTTGAATTTCATAACCACGTCGGCGACGTGTGCCAAAATCTGTAAAAGTATGGCCATCAAGAGTACGGCCTTTTTCCTCTATTTTCTCCGCTTGTTTTTTAAGTTCGGTGTCCCATAATAGGTCGCAATGCTTGAAAAACAATTCTGAAATCAATGCCATTAATGGCACTTCCCATAGGATTGTACGTTCCCAAGTTCCAACAACACTAAGTTGAAGTTCTCCGTTAATGATGGCCCAGTTCACTTCATTTGGATCAAAACGGTAATTTTTCAAATACTGAATGTAATCTTCTCCAATCCATGGCAAAGTTTCACGCAACCATTTACATTGATCATCACTCATAGTGAGATCTTTCATTTTATCTAGTTCTGCTTCAAAAGCAGAAGCAAAACTATTATTGAACTTTCCTTCTGGACGACGATTGTTGAACACATATCGCACTGGAACATTTTGCCGATAATCGAGCACCGCTTTTTGCATGGTCAACTTGTAAAGATCGGTGTCAAGAATTGAACGAATGATTGACATGTTGTGCCTTTAAACTAATTTCTTAAAATGAAAATGCATCCTGTGGGGCTCGAACCCACAACCTGTGAATTTAGAGTTCACCACTCTACCAATTGAGCTAAGGATGCAAGGTGTTGTTTCCAAAAAGGGTACAAAACTCAAAATACAAGAAATCAAAAAATTCTGTAAACATCTTATTCTGATTTCTTGATTTATAGACAACAGTGTTTTAAACACATGCCAAAACTTCAGGAACTATACAAGTTTAAATCTGTAGGTAATCGACATGGTTCGGCACCATGCAGCAAAACAGCTTCTTTATTAGGAAGCTTTGTGAGTGCACACAAAGATTCTTCTTGAATAATAGTGCGTTTAATTTGTAGTTCGGGATTCGTTCGAGCGTGGTGTTTGGGCGGCAAAGAATCTAATTCTTCTTTACTATATTCCCGAGTCAAAACTTTTCTTCGCACAAAGGTGCCACGTTTGAAAAATTCAGGATACCCACTCCAATTCACTCCTTTGGCGTGCAACATTTCTTGAAGGGCCGAAGAATTCTTTTTGAAACATTCTTTATCAGAATAAAAGCATCGTGCTGCCATCTGAATAGAGTTTCTTGTCGCATCTTGTTGTCTCCAAACAAAACAGTTCACTGCTTCTTTCTCGTTAGGGACTTGAAAAACTCTGCAATCAAACACAGGAAAGCTTTCAGCCTTTTCTGGCAAATACTTTGGCAAATTTTTGTTAAAAAAACTTGAAGCCAAAGCAGCAAGAACAGAAACCATTTTTTGTAGCTTCCCACCAAAGAAAATTTTTGTTTCCCACTCTTCTGCGAGCCAAACCAGACTAATCTCATCGCTTTGAGTGTAGCCGCAACGAGCATCTGTTTCGCCGACCAAAAACTTGGTTGTTTCAAGCATAAGCTTTGACAAACGTGGATCATATGGTCTTTTCAAGCCACGCGTAAATGTGTGAAAAGATCGACCATCTAATCTTGCAACAACAGGTGCCATAGGCATAAAAGATTGATTGGTAAATCGTCCTTCATACGATTTCATTCTATCGCCCAAAGCTGTTTTGTCTGCCATGTTTTTATCCTCAAAATAATTGTTAGTGATCTTCGCTAGGGTTTGGATTCCGTCTATCGTGATAGTCGGCGGATACATATTTTAAAATTGTCCGACCATAAAGTTTGTCATTGTATCTTTCTTGGGTCGGCTTGATAACAATTCCTTCTCGGCCTTTGAATGGCGTTTTGATATTGTTAGCATCACAAATTGTGGTTTGACCATCAACATGTTGATCCAAAACTTCCATGGAAAATGGCCCTCGATACAAAAGAGGAACAACAGGTATGTCGTGCCTCTTTAAGTACTCACAAGTTTTATCCCAATCTAAATACTTGCCATCAACCGCCAAATCAAACGCTCTAAAACTTGGAGTCTTTTGGCCGTAATCCATGTCTTGAATACCTTGTCCAAAAATTTCTCCAAACAGCACAACAGATCGACTTGCCTTTTCAGCAACAAAAACTTGCACAAGCATATTGCTGATTGGACATGAACCATCTTGCTTCAGTGGCATCCAATACTTACTGCGATGTCCTTTGGCGTCAAATTCTTTTCGACGCACAGAGTGTGATCCAGCAACTATTTCCCACTTTTGATCGCCGTCCGGTGTTTGTCCAGCAAGCACATACCCTAAGCGACAGTTTGTTCCGTGAATTTTTTCAGTCACGATAACTTCTTCTTCCTCTTGAAAAATATTAGGAAAGTTCCCAATATTTTCAATGCTAGAATATGCATGGAAAGCTGGAATTTCAGCAGCAGCATCGCCATCTAAAGCCTTAACAGGTGGCTCATATTTGGTTATGCCATAATGCTCTTTAACATTATGACCAACAGGCCATGATTGATCGTCCAAGCTTTGAATTGTTCCAAACGATGGCGTTCCGCGAAATCGAGCGGCTTTGATCCGATACTTAATTTCGTTTTCGCCACACATTGATTGCGGCAATTTGGGACAGTATTTTGCAATTCCCCAGCGATTAGCCAGTTCTTCGCTAATTACTGCATCTGGAGGCACAAACACAACTTTGTCGCCGGTGCTATATGTTCCTTTGCCAGAAACACACCACCAATTTTTCACTCGTACTCGTTCGATTCGATCAGCACCTTCAATTGGTGCAATTTCTTCTACTTCGCAGACCTCAACAATCAAACTTGACATCTTCGTTCTCCGCAATCTCTTCTTGGCTTGCAGCGGTTTGCCGCATCAATTCATTCATTGCAATCACGCTATCGTAAACAGTCTTCATGCCTCGCAATCCGAGGGATTTGACTTCTACGCAGGTTTTTTCTCCGTGAGAAGATTGTATGTCAGTTGAGTTATCGAATCCAAGGCTTTTTAGTTTTTCGAGCAATTTTTTTGCAGCTTCGGACTCAAAACCTTGGTTTGACTCTAATTTTGCGTCTGAAAACCCGAGCAGATCAGATAAGCATTCTAGGGTAATATTAGAGTGCAGTGTCGATCCTGCATTTTGTTGAGCTATTTCTCTTGATCGATTAGAATTGATCCCCAAATATAACAGGCCCTTATCTAAAATCACAGCTTCCATTTTTTGACCTCATATATGCTTATGTGATTATAATCAAAAAGAGTGTTGTGATTTTGAATAAGGGCCTTGTCAATTTAATTTCGCTTTTTAGCCTACGATTACAAAACCACCTTCAACAGGACCTTCGTTCAAAAGTACGTCTGGTTGTTTGTCTTTGTCGCTTTTTTCTTCATTTAGTTTTTTAGCAGGATTGGAAACAACATGCTCCACCTTTCCTTGCTCGGTAATCATATCGGGTTGATCTAAAATTAGCTTTTCTTCCATTTTGACCTCTTCAGCACGTTGCTGTTCTGGGGATTGAATTTCTTTCACAAGACGCAACATTCCTTGCCTCACGAGTTGCATATAATAATTATCGCCTTGGAATTCTCTACCTGCCGAAACAGTTCTGATGCCACTTTTCGTAGCTCTCGGAAGTGTTAGGTCGGCATTGGTGTTGTTACGGTAAAGATAAATGCCTTCGCCATGTAGAGCATTTTGAAGCATTTGAGCTTTTACCTCTTTCTTTTCATACTTATTGAATTTTCTGTATTTCATAAAACAAACTCCGTTTGACTTAATTTGTTACCACCAGTATAATAGTAGGCAACTAATAGTTTTTTACTGGAGAAAGCAAATGGATCAGCCTAAGAAATGGACAGAAGTCTACCCATATGGAACTAAGGAAGGCGATGAGGAGGCCAAAGTTTTCCGAGCCTTGGCTCGGCACAGCAAGTATGATTACAGGAGCGTACCAGCAATCGTAAAGGAAACCGGTCTGGCAAGGCAGCGAGTTGAACAGATCATTGAGAAGTATGTCAGCAAAATTACTCCGCCTCTTATTTATCCTCATCCCACAAACGAAGATCATTGGGGTTATTGGGAAAGGTGCCCAGAAGCCTTGCCCAAAGACAATAGGGGCATTTCGCAAAAAGACAAAGATAATCGCATAGACAAACAAATAGCTGGCAGCTTTTCGCAGACGGACGTTTATTTTGTTGGGCAAATTTAAAACAAAAAACCTCCACACTTAATGAAGAGGTTTTTTGTTTTGCAGTGACTTAGTAAATTACTCTGCTCTTCCTGAGCCTTTAACGCTACGAACAGATTTAGAGTTCTTTAGGTCGAGGTAGGCAGTTGCCGATGTAGGTGCAAAGTATGCATCTGGATATTGGGATCGAAGGTACCCATCAGGATACTGTGGCTTTACACCTGTACGAGTTGCATTTTCAACTGTAGTTGGCTCAGGCAGTGGCAATCCTTTACCTGAGCACCATTTTGCGAAATCAAGCATGGTTTTCCTCTCAAAAAATCTAATCTTAACTTAAAAGTATATAGGCAATTCGATACTTTTTTCGAATTGCCTATTAAATTAAGGCCAAATTCAGATGGATTATTTATGAACTTACAAGAAGTCAACGTAACCACAATTGAAACCGAAGCCGATAAGAGTGTTTTTGATAAATCTTATCGAATTTGTGCCTTTTGCGATAAGATAGTTAGGGTGTGTTCGCAAAATTTTCAATCATGCGACAAACTTAGCGGAAATAAATTTTACTGCCCCTTTTGTATCCGCCACAGCCATAATTTTAGATCTAGTCGTGAGATCTTGCCCATGTCATTTCGTGGCATAATAGGTTTTTTGTATTATCGATATTATGATGCAAACCCACGCACCTTATATTTGGGGCAACTAGAATCGATGATTGAATCTCATCACACAATAGGATCAAACAATCCTGCTTTTAGTTATGATCCAGCAAATTTTATGTGGTATCTAGATTTCAACAAAATAGGCAATCATTCACGTAAAGCACCTTTTGATGAAATAAAATTGACTACAAAATTAATCTTTGATGTATTTGATTTAAAGCATTATTTGAACCTTCAAAAAGAAGAAGTGCTTTATAGCAGATTTGAAAAAGCTATGAGTTTATTTTACGAACAAAGAATACGCCCAACAGATCGTCGCCTTTTAATTCCAACTTTAAATGGCATAGTTTCGTCTAAGAACAATGAAGAATTTTTTGAAACAACAAGAAATTTTACAAAAAGTTCTATGATTATCATTTAATCTTGACGAAAAGCGACTTTATTGATACAAGTACATTATTATGTGATTCAGGTCGAATCATCAAATCTATAGAAAGGATTTTCTAATGTCAAAATTAATCGTTACTTTGAAGAGCCGCACCACTGGAACTAACACCGGAGTTGAAGGTGTATATCAGTTGCCAAATTCTAGCCCAGCCAAATTGGCTCGAAAGGATGGAACCACTGTTTTTCCAAATCGTGGGTCTCTTACACAAGCCGCTAAACGTCTTGCAAACACGCTAGGATGGGAATATGAAGTTGCCGAACTGCAAAAGAAGGCTGCTAAGAAGAGCGTTAAGCCTGTCGCAAAGCAGGCTTCTGTTGCTAAGAAGAGCACAAAGCCTGTTGCAAAGAAGACTGTGTCTGCTCCAGCAGTAAGTGCCTGTACAAAGACAAGTTCTACCGAAAAGAATAACTAATTTAAGCTTTGAATGAGTTGTAAGAAAAAGGCGTCCTAAAGGACGCCTTTTTTATTTCAATTGCACTATAGCATGTAAGAGCATGAGTTTTTCTAGGCCCTTCTTAGATGAGAGGGCACTTAAGGATGGATGGTTTGGATTTATTTTTGCCAATAACTCGTCACAAACCAAATCAATAGCCCAAGGCTCAATAAGCATTTTTTGGACTCGTTGCGAATACTCTAAATCGCAATGACATGCAACGCCGGGAATACAAACTGCTAATCTACGACGCTTATCTTTATTGAGTTCGGTAAAAATTTGGTGATCATGAGGATGGATGCCGTCAATAAACTTAGCCCAAGTTCCATAATCCTCTCTCAAAGTCTTGACTTTGGTGGCAAAAGTCATGCATGTGCTTATGGTGTAACGCCAATGACTTGATGCAGTCCTGATTACTTTTGAGTACTCTCCTCCGTTGTATTGAGGGGTATACTTATCTGGGTGGTCATAAAGTGTCACATAATCTGCTCGTTTGATGCCTTCTTCTAGCAATTTTGGAGCACTTCCAAGATGTAAATAATCATCTTCTACAAAATAGACAACTTCATCATCTTTACACTCTTCAAGAGCAATATCTAGAGCATATTTTAAAGAACCGGCATTCCCGTAATTTGTAACAACGACAGGAATGCCGGTCTCGTGCAACATGGCTATTGTTTTGTCTTCGCATTTATCCGCAATGATTTTCATAGGGGGAATGAAATCTTGCAAAGGAGGCATTACAGGACCGAAGATAATTTCATGAAATGCTTTCACAAAATTAATCAAACAAATTTCTTTTGTTGCACCAATAAGCTTGTCTTTTTTGTAACTATTATCGCTGATTCTGTAGTACAGTTTCATTTAGATCTTTTTGCATCCTTTCAAATACAGATTTCCAATCATCTCTTTCAGGCTGGCGATACAACTTCATACTGTCGTACCAATATGTGGTATCGCCCTTAAGTTCCCAACGCCAATCAGGATTATAAGGGATAGCAACCCAAACAGGAACGCCCATAGCACCTGCTAAATGTGCGGTGGCGGTATCGCAACAAACAACGAGATCTAAACCTGCTAAAATAGTTGCTGTGTCATCAAATGATTGTATCATTTTAGTAAGATCTACGATTTTCATATCTTCACAGTTTTCGCTGTAATCTACTATACCGTGCTGAGGTATAAATTTATTGATACAAGTATCATCTGGTTTTGCGACACTTTCAAGGTTACGATAAGTTACTCCATATTGTCTTTTTGAGCTTTCAATTTGTAAACTAAACAACTTCACGCCCGGAGTATCGTGCAATAGTCTAAAGTTCTCTAATGGAATTGAGCGTCTTTGATCGTGAGGATGAGCAGGATTTCCTGCCCAAACAATACCAACGTTTAAAGTTTTTCCATATTCTTTTTGCATATAATCTTTGAAAGCCGTTGTAGCAGGTTTAACATAAGGCTTTCCACTGATGGTATCTAAATTCAAAAGATACGGGAAACTCATCATTGAAAACTGATAATCGTATTCAGGAAAAACTTCATCTGTTTTATTGTAAATATCTTTATTTGTTGTTTCGTCAACGCCTTCCACTCTTCTAATTATTGCGTCCAAGTTTGTAGGACAATGAACAATTACATGAGCACCTTTTTCTTTTAAAAATTTTGTGAATCGCACAAATTGAATAATATCTCCAAGTCCTTGCTCTCCATAAATCAAAACACGCTTACCATTAAGATCGGCTTTGCCATCCCAAAGTTTTTGCATGTCGAAAGAACTATGATAATATTTCATTTGGGGATAATAGAAGAATCGCCATTCATTGGCAGCAAAGCCTTTTTTCCAATCGCCTCTTAAATGATAAACAAATGCAAGGTCAACATACGCAGCAGCGTACTCTGGGTCTAGTTTGATAGCACTTTCAAAGCATTTTTCAGCTTCTTCTAAATTGCAAAGCTCACCGTACATACCACCAAGATTTACCCAAAGTTGTGGTCGTTCTTCAGATTTCAGAGCTTGACGCAAAGAAGCAATTGCATTTTCATAATCGCCACTTGCTCGATAATGAAGCCCCAAATTATTTTGATAAAGAAAATGATTAGGATTAATTTCAAGAGCTTTTTTGATACACTCTATAGCCTTTTCTTCATTTCCAAGGCCACCATAAGCAAGTCCTAAATTGTTCCAGTTATCTGCGTTCGACGGATCAAGATCTAGAACCGTTTGAATAATTTCAATTGCTTCAGCATTTTCACCCATTCTGTGTTTACACAAACCCAAAAGTTGTAAGGCAGCATTGTGCTCTGGATCGCATTTAAGGCATTGTTTAAGAATTATTTCTGCAATCTGTGGCTTGCTCATAAGCAGTTCACCTGCTTTTTCCACAGCTTCTTCCATGATTTGATTTGCGTTTTCTAATAATTGTTCATTTTCGTTCGACATAGAATGTTCCTTTTTCCAAGTACATAACCAAAAGAGTATGTCTTAATCAAATTTAGAAGGATATATACAATAGGTTTTTTGGAGGAACTATTATGGGATGTGGATGTGGAAAAAAAAGTTCACCAGCTAGAAGGGGATCTATAACCTTCAGGCCGTCAGTGGGGCCTCGATCTATTCAAGGCGGTTCAGCGGCAGGGCCGACACCAGCAGAGTTGAGAGCTATGGGAATGCAACAATCTGTAAGCGTTGGAGAACATCGTAGAATGGATGAACAAAGATTAAAAGCAGAAAAACTGCGAAGAGAAGCTATTAAAAAGCGACTTAACAAATAGTCATAAGGCTGGATTTTCCAGCCTTTTTTTATTCATCAGCCATATTGATTTTTGGGTCAATATTTGGCATTAAAAATACGCTTCTAGATATATCCTGATTGTATTTTGCATTTTTAAATTCCAAAGTCATCACTCGATTTTCTTCGTGCCAGATATAATTTATTTTTGTCGTAGAATTATCATTTGCTCTTTCAATCATACATTCAACTAGGTTTTGACCAGAAGTATTTGCAATCAAAAAACCAGAAATGATTTTCTTTTGCTTATCAACCAAAACAGAGTATAAAATCGCTCTGCCCATAGAATCAACTCGTGGGTATGTTACTAATATTTTCTTTTGAGTTTCTGAAATTTTTGCATCTGAAAGAGAAATGTCTTCCAAACCTAAAGTTGATTTCATGAACATGGGATTAAATGGAGTTTTCAAACGAGTTTTGCTGAAATCTTCGTAAGATGCCCAATACAACGCAGGGCGGCGATCACGTCTTGACCAGTACCAAAAGCTTTTATCATTAGAGCCTAAAACAAGCTCTTCTCCAAAAATGGAATTAACTTTCATATGAAAACTTAAAGGTTTTTGATAAAAAACTTTGGCTTGCAACCTAAATCTGTGACCATTTTCCCAAATCTTTACTTCAGCTTCTTCACAAGAAAAAGAGAAAATGTTTTTATTTAACTCGTTGACTTCTTTCAGCAAATCAATCAAGAAGTTTTCATTACTTGGTGCTTTTGGAGTTTCTAGTTGAATTTTTCCTACAGAAACTTGAGGCTTCTTGTTTTTTGTTTCTCGTACAAAAACAACGGATACAAAAAATGTAAGTAGAAGCAAAATAAGGATTAACAGCTTTTGTTTCATGTCAACTTCTCAAAAAAAAATACCCTTGTGGCCAAATGGTTCACAAGGGTATTATATGAAAACAAAACTTGAAAAGTAAGATTAGGTTTCTGAGGACAAGGTAAACTTCGGAGTGATGTTAAGAACGTCACCGCTAGCCAAAACACGGCTTGTCGTAAACAATTCAGCCCAAAGCAATGTTCCTGCTGAGCCTTGTACATAATAACCAAAAATGGTTTGTCCGGTTGTTCCGCAAGTCCAAGATTGAACTGATCCGTAAGATGTTTCGCCCTTACCCGAAACAGTTACAGCACTGTTCCAAGTAGAACGAGTCAAAGTACGAGCAGCATATCCAGTGAAGTTAGCTTCTGTAAACGATCCAACAGCAGCGGTAGAGATCGGGGTATAGTTGTTTGAGTATAACTTCAAAATGTGGTTTTCGTTGGTGGACAAAGCCAACTTCAACATGGTGTCCAAAAGTCTTAGTTCGCCTACGTCAGGTACTACTAGTGGCATAATTATTCTCCTTCTTTACTTCCTTTTAAAAGGCATTTGCAATTAGGTATGCACCTCAGTACAAAAAAATTTTTTTTCTTTGTACTAATTTTACTTGGAAGGATTTTCGAGGTTTTTATGATTCCAAGCAAAGATGAGTTACTTCCTTACAGGGAAAGTAGAAAAGAAGCTGCAAAAAAATTTGGCGTTACTGAAAAAACAATAATCAATTGGTTAAAAAAATACAATTTGTATCAACCAAAGCCAAATTACGGTTGTGGCAAATTGGACGGCAAAAGGGCAACAGAAATTAGAAAACTTCATTCGGAAGGAGCTTCCATAAAGGAATTGTCCAAAAAGTACGATGTAACTTTTGCTACGATAAGCCGGATTATTCACAATTTGATCTACCGCGAAGAAAAAGGCACGGCAATTGTGAATGTAGTGTACAATCTTCACATAACAAATAGCACAGGCGAAAATAAGGAGTAAGTATGAAAGGTATTGTATTGGCTGGTGGTTTAGGTACTCGATTATATCCCTTAACTAAAGTTACTAACAAATGTCTGTTGCCAATTTATAATAAGCCAATGGTTTATTATCCAATTCAATCTTTGGTAAATGCAGGAATTAAAGACATTCTTATGGTCTGTGGAGGAAATGCAGCAGGAGAGTTTTTGAGAATTTTAGGCAATGGCGAAGATTTTGGATTGCGTCATTTGCATTACACGTACCAATCTGAACCGAAGGGAATTGCTGACGCTCTGAGTTTAGCTGAAGAATTTGTTGGCGATGATAGTATGTGTGTGATTTTGGCTGACAATATTTTTTCAGAGAATTTTGAAGCTCCAGTAAAAGAATTTTCAAGTAAACCTGAAGGTGCTGTAATTTTTGGCTATGATGTAGAGCATCCAGAATTTTATGGAGTAATCGAAAAAGACGAAAATGGTAAAGTTTTACAAATAATTGAAAAGCCTAAAAACCCCACTGGTAACACAATTGCCACTGGTCTTTATTTGTACGACAAGACTTTGTGGGATTTCATTTATGATTTAGAGCCATCTGCTAGAGGTGAACTTGAAATTACCGATGTTAACAATCACTATTTAAAAAAAGGACAACTCAAAGTCCATCAATTAAAAGGCTGGTGGGCCGATTGTGGAGAAAATATAGATGGGTATTATTCAGCGAACATGAAAGCGAAAAGCTTATTTGGAAATTAGTCCAAAAATATTCCTGATTCATGTAAGAGTTTAGTTGTAGCCATTAAATGTTTGCACATTCCGGGCAACTGTTTTGGATTGGCAGCAATTCCCGTCGATCCTTCGTATTTGGATCTTTTTGTGCCGTACAGTGATCTATCTAAATGATCATAATAATTGAAACGCCATTTGAAATCTGGACAAGAGCATCGCACCAATACATCGGTAGATTCTAGTGACAATTTACCAAATTGGTATAATTTATTGTCGCTAGCTTTTATTTTTACTTGCTCATTGGTATAATCGACATTCTTGAACAAGATGATTGTGTCGTAATGTCTGTCTTCGTTTCTTGCATGTCCTTTAATAAACAAAGTCTTCATGCCAATAAATGGGGTATAACGCAAAGTTTCAATTACAATAGGCTGCACTGCGTGCTGTCTCATTTTTGTGTTCGGAAACGCAATAACGGCATGATTGAAAAGATCGTCTAAACTAGATTCATTAAAATGCTTCATATTAAATATTTAGCATTAATTTATAGAAATTTGAATACTCAATTAACACATGAGAATCACAGACTCTGCAACTAGTGCAATATTAAATGTTATGAAATCTAAAGGATTGGATGTCACTACCACCTTTTTAGAAATAGGTGTTTATGATGGCAATCTCGGAATGAGCTTTACCAGAAATCCGATAGGCACTACCATGAAAAACGGTGAGCTTTCAATTGTGATTTCAAGCAAAGTAAACACTACAGGGATTGTAATTGATTACGGACAAGTCGGCGAAAAAACAGGTCTTATTTTTTTAGGAGAACAAAATGTCAATTAATGTAACTGAAAAAGCAGTAAACGAAATCAAACGAGTTATGAAAGAACAAAATATTTCAGACCAAGAAAGCGTATTGGAAGTTGGTGTTGTTGGAGGGGGCTGCACTGGATTTCAGTACAAGCTTGGCTTCAAAAACAAATCTGAAATTGATCAACTGAATTCAACACAGTTTTCATTTGAAGGTTTAGACGCAGTAGTTGACAACAAGTCTCTTTTATACCTTGATGGAGTTACAGTTGATTACCATGATGGTTTAGATAAGCGTGGTTTTGTTTTTGACAATCCAAATGCAACTAAATCTTGTGGCTGCGGAAGTTCATTTAGCTGCTAAATATCTAAGGTCTAGAAAGTCCTAATAATCATACATATTTGTTAGTTGCTAACAGATAAGGAGGTTATATGGACCATCGTAAAATCATGATGATTTTCTTGGTTGGATTGGCCGCAGTGGTGTGCGGAGCATTGTTTATTAGCATGAACAAAGGCCGTAGGGCTCAATCGCAAGAATCGCAATGGAAATGGGATGATAGTTGGAATGGCAACATGCCACCTAATAAATCTTCAAAACCAAACGACAATGAAAAAACAGAACCTAGCAAGTTGAATGAGCAAATCGAAACGCTAAGTTATTCTGATGCCATTAGCACAGCTAGAGATTTGAAAAAACAAATTCTCGTAATTTACACTGCTGATTGGTGTGCGTATTGTAAAAGAATGAAATCGGAGACTTTGTCAAACAAAAAAGTAAAAGATGCCATGAAAAACTATGTCGTTGTGTATGTTGATACAGACAAAGACAGAAGTGGCGTAGGGAAATTCAGCATAACCGGTTTGCCTTCTTATGTTGTGACAAATTCTAATGAAGCTAAAATAAAAACTGCGAGTGGCTTCATGGATGCTAATGCATTTTTGACATGGCTTACTTTTGATAAGTAAGTTTTAATGATTTGAAAAAATAAAAAACCGCTTCTCAAGAGAAGCGGTTTTTTATTTCGTAAGACTTGGATACAACTCTGGCAAAGTAAAGTTAAGCAATCTGGTTCCTTTTGTAGATGTGATTTCTACGCAGACAAATCTTGTCTTAGGCTCAAAGCTCAATACTTTCCAGTTTGGATTGCTAATAAGCATTCGTCTTGGCAAGTACTCTTCATAGTAAGACCACTCCCCATTGCTTATTTTTGTTCTGTATTCATTAAAGTCCATATTAGTTAGGTCTATAATTTGATCCGTCCCTACCACGATAGCTTTAGTTCTATCTATTTTACTTTCAAGCATAGCCAACATGGTTGCACGAGGGAGTGTATAGGGGTTCGAACAAGCTTGTCTTTTGTCCATAAGGTAACCTCAAGAAATTTGAATATTTATAGATTTGATACTCTATTGTATTTACTATGAATGATTTAGATTGTTATCTTTTTATTGACATGGAAGTCCCTGAAGAGGATCGCGTTATTTCTGCCATGTGCATAGAGTGTCATGACGACAAAATGCCTGATACGGGAGCTTTCTATAATGGCTCAAAACAAGGATACAGCAACTATGATTGGAAGTGTTGCTTGTGCGGCAAATTAATTCACAAAGCTGATGACAGTGAGGAATATTATGAAGAAGAAAGTGAAACCTCCAGTGAAGACCCAAGGGAGTAAAGCTACTTTAGCAAGTTGGATTATTGAACATTTTCCTCAAAACTATGAGGAGTTGACTTTTGTCGAACCCTTGTGTGCGGGAGCCTCGGTATTTCTTAACAAAAAAGCATCCAAGGAAGAAGTTTTAAATGATATAGATAAAGACTTGATGTGCATATTCAAATCTTTACGAGACGAGCCTAAAGAGTTTTTTGATAGGCTTAAGAAGATTAGAATAAGTGAAAAAGCTTTTAAGGCCGCTCAAATCAAATCTGAAAATGACTATGAGGATTATGTTGATCAGGGTCTTAATGAACTGGTTTTGCGTCGTTTAAGTAGAAATGGAATGAAAAAGACCTACTACGTAGGAAACACAACTTGGCCAAAAACTATTGCAGAGCTTGCTTTGATAGCTGAAAGAATTGCAAACTGTACCATTTTAAATGTGCCAGTATTTGATGTATTGAAAGTCTGGGATGAAGATGATACTTTTTGGTATCTTGATCCGCCTAATTTGCCGAATTCTAAAGAAGAAAATAACTCATCTCAAAAACATCTTATGAGTGTTGAGGATCATATCCAGTTGATTGCCTTAGCTAAAAATGCTCGTGGCAAAGTCTTAATAAGTGGTAGTTCTTGCCCTCTTTACAACAGATCTTTGAAAGGCTGGAAAACCAAAAAGAAAAACGTTCAAGGATCAAATAAGGACCGCAAACTGGAAGTCATATGGATGAACTATTGATTAATCTTAGTTTCAGTCTCTATATACTGTTGTGAAATTCAAAGATTGGCTTCAAAAAGAATCTACAGTAGGAACTGGCGTGTTGCACGGCGGCATAGGTGAGGCTCCGAACCAAAATTTGAATGTTAATATGCCGGTTCGGTCTAAAATTTCTACCAGTGATGGTGAAAATTCTAAGGATAGTGATTCCAAGACAATTAAGCCTGAAATATTGTTTGGATTCAATAAAAGAGATCGTATCCCGAAAGATAGATTTTCAATGATTGCAGACAAAAAAGACAGATTTCCTGTATCTACAAGAAATGTGGCAAGTATAGGATTTAGTGGATAGGTGACTCGATGGTCTCGTTACAACAATTATGGGAACAAATAGAAAATCGTAAAAAATCATCCCCTCTTATGGGTGGCGATGACAATCGTTCTGTTATGGCTGTATTAAAAGCTGGCCGAGATCTTCATCACGATAATCAAACTCCTTTTTGGGATGAATTGATCTCTTTGTGCAAAAACCCGGAAGGGCTTTCATCCTTACTGGGAGTAAGCAGAGAGCAAATTGCTAGCTGGCCGACAAAAATAAAAAAAGGATTGGAAGATTTAAGAAATCAATCTGTAAATAGTCCTGAAGAAAAGCAAAATAAAAAAATGATCCCCACCGGAATGAATGGTGCAGTAACCACCAATCAAGATCCAAATTTAGGAGAAATGTTATGAATTCATACAATCAATGGAAAACCCAGAAAAGGTTTCACGAACTTTATTCAAACGCTTTTGGTCAGCCTGATGCGGCTCAAAACGCTCAGCCAGACATGCCTCCAAGCCCTGCACCTATGCAATCTAGTCCTATGCAACAGGCAAACAACACGGAAAATCCTTACGATGCTTTAAGCGGACAAACTGCACAACATCTACGCAGAGCTACACAATCTTTGGCTCAAAAACCTGTAAATGTAATTTTGCAAGCACAACAAGCATTTAATGCACAAGTGCAACAATTATTACAAGCAAAAAGCGATAGTGCCGCACGTCGTGGAGCAAGGCTTAATCTTAATCAAGCTAGATCCGCTTTTAGAAATCCTACAATGTGATAAATTTATTTTTTGCGAAAAACAAAAGTGAGAATGTCTTCTCTTCCAGCTTCTATTTCGAAGCCCTCACAAGCAATAAATTTAAAGCCTGAATCTTCCATGTATTTTTTAAGCCCCTCTTGAGTAAAATAGTAGTAATGCTCATTGGGCCTATAGTGTTTGCTCATCTTGATTTTTTGTAAATCATCAAATATTGGAATTGATATAAAAGCATACTGATTTGACTGCATCAGACAAAGTAAGGCATTCGGGTCTGGAATATGCTCAAGTGAATCCCAAAAAGTCAATCCATCAACATCAGGCATATCTAAATATGGATCTTTATACAAATCTAATTTTTTCAACCATTCAACTGCTACAGGATTAATATCAAAACCGTAAGTTTTGATTTTTGAATTTTTGATAAACTCACCAGAGCCTACGCCAATGTCAAGGATGCTTTCGCAAAACCTACTTGTTATGTTAGTTCTGCCTTCATTAAGCTTTTTTGCAATAATAGTTGATTCATATCCCACATATTTTTCATAGTAATCAACTCCATATTCAACAGATTGAGACATATCGGTCTGATACATTATGCCTTCATTTTGACACCAAGAAAGTTCATCAAAAGATATTGATGAATAGCGTGCGATTATTGGGTCCATAAAAATGTCCATTTCTTTTAATAAAATATCAAAGGTAGGCTTGGTGCTATTATTTGTTTTACCATAAACTCAAAATTTGTTTTAGGAGCAAAGTAAAATGCAGAATTATTATAACAATGTTCATTTTGCGACTTAATCTGCAAATTGGGAATATCAAAAAGCTTGGCAGCTAAAACAGACATCCAAGAATCAATACCAAAATAGCCCTTGGCCATCTTAAGCACCTCAATAGCTTCTGTTAAAGTAGTCTTTTGACTTAAATTTATCAACAAATCGCTTTCAGGAATTTCTTCATTTTCAGAATTTATGACAACGCCTTTAATTTGAGAATCTTTAAGAGTTTTCAGAATTTGATTCCAATCTTCTTCGGTAAAATCTCTTTTTTTAATTCTTTTGTCGGTACTATAAGGCAAGACAACAACGTAATTACTAGGTAGATTTAAGTGGACAATATTTGTTAATTCTTGTTGTAAAAAAGACGAATGATTGTATTGATAAAGTCCACTTTTTATATTCTCAAAAACCGATAAGATGCTCAAATCTGTTGCAACTCTCGCTTGCGTCTTAAGTGGTTGTATGTGTCTAGATTTATTTAAATAGTCTTGTAAAGAATAAAAACACCAAAATTGTGAAAAGTCATCCCATACACTTAGATGCTCTTCAAGGTTAGGATAATTTGTAAGAGATTTGAAAAGCTGTTCAATTTCTTGCTGTTTTTTAGTTGCATAAAAAATGGTTTTTAATCGATTTCTATGTTCTGTTGATAAAAAACTTTCAACTGCAATAACATCCCCAATTCCTCCAGATATAAAACCATAATCCAAAGATTTAGTCATTTTTGCTTTTAGTGGACGTGATATTTTTTTGGCACTGACAAGCTTTCGCATGTCTGTTTTATGTGTCTGATTGCAATTTCTTTTTTCTTGGATTCTTTGCGTTCTTTGATTTCGATTTATCATTATACAAAATTCCTAAAATACTTTGTTATTATATAGAGCAATATAGATGTGATGAAAGGCAATTACATGACTTATCTAAAAAACCAATTCAAAAAATCTGTCAAGACATTGAAAAAACCTAAAGTGATTCAATCAATTGCTGTAAATAAAAAGCCTAGTAAGGCTTTCAGAATTTCACAACACCACGACAAAAGCATGCTTTTAGATTTGACGTATTCGAGCGGACAACTTTACTCATTGCTTCCCACGCCAACTTGGTTTACTTACAGTCAGAAAGCAGACATTTCTGTAATTTGCCCTTTGTACATGAACACTTTAGATGATCTTGTAGACTCTTGGGACTTTTCACATGATGGTCTAAGAGTAGAGTTTATTTTTGTTGATGATAATTGCCCTTGGCAGACTGGAAGCAAAGTTGCAAAACTTTTGGAGCAACGCAAAAATGAAGCTCCGAAAGGCATGGGAAGAATTTATGTTGGGTCTGCAACACAAGGTTATGGAGCCTGCTGTAATTTTGGTGCAGAAGTAGCAACCGGGAAAATTCTCTTGTTCTTACACCCAGAAAGCAAATTATTTCCCGGCTCGATTACCAGTATGGCTAAAGCAGTTTTACAAAAAAACGTTGGGGCTGTTGGTGGTTTGCATGTCAATGAACAAGAAGATAGTGTCATTGAATCAGGCTTAGAATGGTCATGGGAAAATAATTCTTTTTTGCAAATAGGGTCTAAAATTTACAAAGGTAAAAAATTGCAGAAGCCATTTCAGATGAACAATGTGCCTTTAGATATTTTTCAATCTGGCGATAGGCAAGTTGTAAGTAGTAACTTTATGGCTGTCAATCGAGCGGACTTTCAAGAGCTTGGTGGCTTTTCTTCGACCTTGTTTCATCAAAATTGGAGCGATGCTGATTTTTGTTGCATGTTGAAAGAAAAAGGTCGTAAGGTTTTGTATCAACAATCTGCAAGATCATATCACAAACCTTTTAGACCTTTAGACAAATTTGAAAAACATGGAGAAGTAATGTTTTTCAATAAATGGATTAGATCAGGAAGAATTGATTCTCTTATTGATAGCCCACGATTAGAAAAGCTTCCAGAAATAAACAGCATTCTTATTAGGCGACAAATGGCTCATGGAGACGTTTTAGTTGCTGCTGCTGTAGCTCCCGCCTTGAAGAAAAAATACCCTAAAGCAAAAATTGTTTTTTCAACTGATTGCCCAGAAGTTGTGGAAGGAAATCCTTGGATTGACCAAATAATCAACGACTATTCTGAGCGTCAATTTAATCTCTTTTTTAACCTTGACATGGCCTATGAATATCGCCCTTCAACAAACTTTTTAGAGTCTTACGCAGATGCTGTTGGTGTTCAATCTAAAGATTGCCAATTATTTTTAAAAACAGAGGCAACAAATCATCAATTGCCCGAAAAGTTCGTGGTCATGCACGCAGGTAATACATTTTGGGCAGGAAGAGGTTGGTCAACTATAAAATTTGATCAAATTTCTAATCGCTTACGATCAGAGGGACACAAAATAGTTTGTGTCGGAACTTTATCTGATCATAAGCCTGTGTGTACTGACCTTGACTTAAGAGGCATGACAAACATCGCACAATTAGCTGATATAATCAAGCATTCGTATTTTTTCATAGGAACTGATTCATTTCCTATGATGGTAGCAGAAACATTTGGCGTAAAAGGTGTGGCATTTTTTGGCTCCATCATCCCTGAAACACGTCTCATAAACAAAAGCATTACGGCTGTGGTGGCAAGTAACTTAGATTGCATTGGTTGCCATCACAGAAAAGCTTTGCCATGTGTCGCCACCACAACTTGTGAAAGAGGGGTTCAGGAATGTGTTACAGGAGTTTCTGTCGAACGAATGTGGGGTGAAATAAAGAAACAACTTGAATTATCAACTATTATCTCTAAATAAGTGTGTATTTTTTGTGTAGGAGGCAACAATATTATGGCTAAGAAGGATTCTGATTCCAAGTATAAATGTAAGTTATTGCCATTTGAACGTACAGATTGTTTGTCTATTCAAGAAGCTAAACAAAAATCTGGGTGGGGGATAACTGCTTTCGATTTGCCCAAAACTTGGGAGAAAACTAAAGGCGAAGATGTTGTCATAGCGGTATTGGACACTGGTTGTGATTTGGATCACCCAGATCTGAAAGAGAATCTACTTGATGGAATTAATTTTGTTGAGACAGGAAAGTTACCAATAGATGAAAATGGACACGGAACGCACATTACTGGTATTTTGGTGGCCAAAGACAATGATATTGGCATGGTGGGTGTGTGCCCTAAAGCCAAAGTGCGACCTGTAAAAGTGCTTGACAAAAAAGGAATTGGCAACATGCTAAGTGTGTGTCAAGGGATTAAATGGGCTGCTGATCAAGGTGTTGATTTAATTACCATGAGTCTTGGGGCACCAATAAAAGTACAACAAGTTAGAAAAGCCATTCAATACGCTGAATCTAAAGGCACAATAACATTTTGTGCTGCCGGAAATGCAGGTAAAACGGAAGAGATTTTCTATCCTGCAAATTATCCTGAATCAATTGCAGTCGGTGCTATAAATGAAAATTTTACTAGAGCAGACTTTTCTAATACCGGCCAGAACTTAGATTTCATGGCACCCGGCGTAGACATATTTTCTACAGTTCCAGATGATTGGTATGCAACCTTATCTGGAACTTCTATGGCTTGTCCATTTGCCGTAGGTGTAGCCGCCCTAATGATTGCCTACAGCAAGAAAGGAAACTCTGGGTTTCAAATTAGAACGTCTGACGAGTGCAGAGAAATGTTAAGAAGGTATACCGTTGCCTTGAACAATATAGATTTACATGATGCAAAGTTTTATGGAGGATTCGGTATAATAGATCCCAGAAAATTTTGTGAAGCCATGAATTCAGTTAAATAAGATCATCAATTTGGTTTTTGAGTTTTTTACAATCTTCATATTTTTCAAGCTCAAGTGCTTTTGCGTATTTGAGCTTGAGGGTTTTAAGCTCATCTTCTTTATTGGCTTTTAAAGTATTGTTTGGTACTTTTCCTGTATGCTTAGATGATCCATGATGTGCTTTTAGAATCTCATTTAATTTATCCTTGAAGACTTCGTAACAATCGGGACAACCTAATTGATAATTTTTTTCTAAATCTAATTCTGTAATTCCACACTTGCAAGCAAGCAAACTCTTGTCGTATTTTACACAATCTAAAAAGTCTAAAAGACCATCAACTGAATTTATGACTTTTACTTTATGTTCGCAAATTTGAAAATATATGCGAACACATTCAGCACAAATATGTATAGTCTTGTATGACCCATTTGGCATGAGGTCTGTTACCGTCCCATAAAGATGAGCAATCTCTTTGCATTGTGGGCATTGTTTTATCGTCATGCAATCGGCTCCAATGATTCGACACGTATTCTCAAAACGAAATTATCGTTTTCAACGGCATTTGTTCCAGCAATAACGCTTCTTTTAATCCATATTGGCAAGGCATCATCAGGTCCCAAAAATGGTATTGAAATTGGCGATTCGGAAGTTGCTGCGAAAAACCCCACACCTCCGGGTGGCGTACTCTCTGTGCCAATTTCTCCCGCTATTGTATTTATAGGAGATCCATTTTGTATTGTGGAAAGACCGACTGTTGTGGCAGGAACTAATTGATTTCCACCAGTAGCCAATAGTATGCTTTCAAAGCTTCTCTTAGCATCTTTTCCATCCCATTTTATGTCAAAAATATTTGTCTCGGCTGTTCCTTGAGCAGTTACGGTAACATTTTTAAAAAAAGTCTCACCGGTTTCTTCATTTTTAACCAAAGCTTCCAAAGCTGACTGCAACGCAGAAGCCATGGTGCCAATATTTGAATTGTAAAGCAAATCAAATGATTTGTTTGCATACGAAAGAACTAGTTTCCCTGTCGTTGACGGAGACGCCCCTGTAATAGTCAATCTTTGAGATTCGTTTCGGTCGTAAATACCAAGCTCGATTACGGCTCCATTTTCTAAATCAGATTGAATGAACAACTTTACGTTCCAAATTTTGGTATCGCCATCATTAAAAATGTAGATACATCGGTAATTTTCGTCTCCATTTAGAGCTTCATCCGCACTTACGTCATCAAAAAGGTTATTCAAGACATTGCTAGTGACTGGAAAAATAGATGGATCGCCACCTAAAGATAGGTTTGCATTAATATTTGAGGCTCCGCCTGAGAGCCATAGGGTTATATCGTTGGCATTTGTGGTCATAAATTATCCTTGTGCCTATTTAGACCTTGACGGTTTATGTTTAAGATAGTACATTTTATGTAGGCTTTTAAGGAATTATAAATTATGGAAGAAATCGTCTTAAGAGAAGTAAAGTGGCATCCGAAAACAAATCGAATCGCACAAATTCCAAAAGAAGGGCTCGAATTTGCTATGTTATCAGCAAAGTACGAACAGCTTAATCAATTGGTTTGGTGCAAGGATTTTATGCAAGATGTCATTTGGGCTCATGTAAATCAGAAACCTATTGAAATTTATGGATTCAAATATAACCCAGAAGAGTCTCCAGCCCCTTCAATAAGGCGTTTGAGACTTTTGGTTACAAATTACAAAGACCATGAATTTGGCAAAAGACTTCAAGAAAATGTTTTGCCATTGCTCCACTCTGTGGAGGATCGCATGAAAATGTCGAGAACAGTGCTTGAAAAAAGCAAAAAATGTCCACCAATTTACAAAAAGTCCGGTGTTTGGATCTTAGACGGAAGTAAAAGGTGGCTAAAGTCTGCTCCCATGTTGTCTTTTTACACACTCTTAATAAGAGTCGGATTAGTTCATGATCCAGCAGATTCTTTAGAAGTTACATTGAACAAAATTAAAGATGGTAAATTAAAGTCTTATTATGATGATAAAAATCGTGATAAAAAAATGATTTCAGACGCCATACAGGGAATCAACAAGATTTTAATTTATTCTGATAGAAAGATTTTTAATTCAAGTTTAGACAAGAATTATAAAGAGACATGCAAAGTTTATACTATGCATGAAAACTGTGGCATTGTTGGTTTTTCTAAAGAGAAAACAAAATGTATTTTTCCAGAGTGGCATAAAGTTTAAGGGACATTGAAATGAGAACATTTGGAAGCGATCCAGAATTAATGCTGTTTTTGAACGAAACGCCAAGATCAGCAATTGGCATAGTAAAAGGTAATATCGAAGATCGATTATCAGTAAATGGTCATCAATTTTATTATGACAACGTTCTTGCCGAATGTGCAATTAAGCCCGGCTCTACTAAAAAAGAAGTTGTTGAAAATTTTCAAGATTGCTTGCAAATATACGCGAATATGGTGAGTCCTTACAGGCTTGTTCCCATGGCAAGCATGTTATTTGACGACAGCGAGTTAAACCATGATGACGCGAGACGAGTTGGTTGTGCCAAAGATTTTTGTGCATATGAAATGCAAATAAAAGATGCTCCAGTAGAAGAAATAGCTCAAGGAAATTTGAGGTCTTGTGGCGGACATATTCATGTCGGTGCAGATATACTATTGGGTGACGGGCCTGAGCCGATATTGGCTGTTTATATGATGGATTTGCTTGTGGGCGTTCCATCCCTCTGGTTGGATCAAGATCCCACTAGCCCAAGACGCAGAGCAATTTACGGCAAAGCCGGTCGTTATCGTACTAAACCATATGGAATGGAGTATCGCCCTTTAGGAAACTTTTGGTTAGAAAGCCCCGATATGGTTAGTTTAATATATGATTTGACCATGCAAGCAATCGAATGCGTTGAAAATGGTATTGCTTCTCAAATGTGGGATTTTGATCTCGAAAAATATATTGATTCTGGAGATGCATCTGACGCTTGGACGTGTAAAAAATATGATCCAAATTTGTTAAGACAAGGCATCAATGAAACAGATCAGTCGAAAGTAAAAGATCATATGAAGCTTGCAGAAAGTTTGATGCCAAAAAAATTGGTTTCAAATTTACATTCCATGATCAACCGAAAATTAGATAATACATTTTATCAAAACTGGAACATCAAATAACTATTCCTTGATAAAACCATTTATTGCAACAATCTTATCAGGTACTCCAGCCCTGATAAGACGACAAGCAGGTCTTAAATCCATAGCACGGCAATCTTGACAATCCCATTTTAGACCTAAAAGTGTGAACGCTTTTAATTCAAGTTCATGTCTTTTCTCGTGCAAGAATATTTCTTGTTGACACGTAAAACATCGAACTTTTTTATGGCCGGGCTTAATCTCAACTTTAAAAAGTTTTTTCTTTCTTTTTCTTTCAAGAAAGACAATCAGTTCATGCGGCATGGGAGGCACAGGAAACTTAAAATTCTTGAGCCATTTATATGTCACTTCTTTGGTTTGACTTGGTGGAAGAACTGATTGATGTCCATGTCCTCGAAATTCTATTTCTTTCCACCTGAAATGTCTTAGCGATTTATCGGGCGTCAAAAAAAGATGATGGATTGACTTTGAGCTTCGGTAGGTTGGGTGTGGATAATCTTTGACCAAATTCAAAATCGTTGTATTGGCCTCTTCGGAGTCTCCCTCAACATCTACAATATCGCCTAAAAGAAGCCCGATGTTTGAATTGGGAAATCGCTCAAATTTACTCCTTACCCAATGATATTCCCAATTGTTATTCCAATTTTTGTATAAAGGGATTTTTGAATTTTCACGCAAAGGAATCACTTTCAGACCTTGTCTGGTCAAAGCTTCGAAATGATCCATGATTGTTGGCATATAAATCCGCCTGCTAAACGTTTGATCCTTAATCCACTATACTATTTTATCCTATGAGCTTATTGATGGCAACGGAGTTATTATGAAAATCTTAATTACTGGTGGTAGTGGTTTTGTTGGAAGAAATTTATCAAAAAAGTTAGTCCATGACGGGCACGAAGTCATAATCACCTCAACTGGTAACGAACCTGATATTGCTGGCGTTTCCAAAGTGTTATATGCCGGATTAAATGGAGTCAATTATAAGCATTTATCCTATTTGGATGCAGTGATCCATCTCATGGCAAATAATGACACATTATTCCAAGATAAACAAGAAATGTTTCGTATAAATGTTGACGAGCCGAGAGAATTGTTTTATCAAACCCGATCTAAGGGATGCAAGTGCTTTATCTACGCTTCAAGCACAGCGGTGTACGGTAGTCAACCTGCTCCTTACATTGAATCTGTGACTCCTGTTATGCCTTTGAATGCATATGGAGAATCAAAAGCGGCTTTTGATATATTTGCCATGGAATTTGCAAAGAATTTTTCAGTTACAGTTCATGGTTTAAGATATTGCAATATTTACGGGCCGGGAGAAGAGCAAAAAGGAAGAAGGATGAGTATGATAGGACAAATATTAAGACAATTTTTGCAAGGCAAAGAGCCAAGTCTTTTTGAATTTGGAGAGCAAAGAAGAGATTGGGTGTACGTTGAAGATGTTGTACAAGCTAATATTAAAGCTTTGGAAAAGAAAGATTTTGGCAAAGGTCAAATTTATAATATTGGAAGCGGCGTTTCCGTTACTTTTAATGAAATAATTCAATGCATTCAAGAAATATCAGGAAAATCAATTAAAGTAAATTATGTGCCGTGTTCATTTTCTGAAGCATATCAAACTCATACTGAATGTAATATTGATTTGGCAAAAAAAGAACTCGGGTATAACCCCGAGTTCTCACTTAAGTCTGGAATTAAAAGCTATTTACAAAACCTTAGTTCTGTCTAGCTTTTTTGAAACTTCGCCAATCCTTTAAAGTTGGCAAGCGATGACATTCTCCCAAAACAGGAATGTCTGCAAAGTCATCCTTGGTGTATCCGCCACCGATAGATCCCATGCGACCTTGAGGAGCGAAACCAACACTTCCGGGTGCAATTTCATCTTCAACGTCAATGTCTCCAAATAGAGCATCTTCACTTACAGGTTTTTGCAATTTCATATTTTTAGCTAAAGAATCTGCTAAGTCATTATTTTCACAATGGCAAGATTTGCCCATGTGCTTGACATCTTTTTTAGCATCTTTTTTGATTGTTTTTTTCGGCTTTTCAGGCATATCTTCAGGATCATTTCCATCCATTTGCTTTGCTTCAGCCTTCATATACTTACCGCAATAAGCAGCCATTTTCTTCATCAGTTCCATGGTGTCTTTGTGCATATCGCCATTGTCATCAATAACAGGCTCAGCATCAATATCTCCGCCCATGGCAGCATCTTCATCACCATCCATTGATGGCTCGTCGCCCATATCAGAATCGCTTTCATCTCCCATGAGTGCTGGGTCGATGTCATTTAGGAAGCCCATGTCGTCCTTTTCGTTGCCGCCTTCGTCGTCCATAACGTCAGACATGTCATCTCCCATGCCTTCATCGTCAGACATATCGTCGTCCATAACGTCAGACATATCATCTCCCATGCCTTCATCGTCAGACATATCATCTCCCATACCCTCTTCGCTGTCATCCATATCGTCACTCACATCATCATCTTCCATGTCGTCCATGTAAGATTTTGACATAAACTTAGGTGAGGCACACGAAGAACCAGTTTGATTATCCATGTCATCTGCTTCGTCGGGCGGAAACTTTCTTTCATCAGACTCGTCTGAGTCTTCAACATCTTCGCCGTCTTTAAATCCTTCTTCAGCAAATTGCGATCCAAAAGGACTTCCAATTATTTGTGGTCTGCTTACACCGAGAGTTATCGCACTGCCGATAGACTCTGCGATCAGTTTCCATTCTTGGTATTTCATGATTCAATAACTCCCAATTTATAACCAGATCGTTGTTTTTATATATCATTTGCAAGTAGAAATTATCAAGTAACACAATTTTTTCCAAATTCAAAACTTAATTTCCAAATTTAATAATACAAAGAAATTTAAATTTGTATTTGATTATTTTATACTTTGCTCAATCTATCGTATAAGTAGGGATCACTTTTTCTTAAAAACTGCTTCATAACCACCGGCACCATAGGTTTGTGGCAATCACATTCTAATTTTAGTAAATATTTATGACCATAATACAACTCTGTTTCAGATTGTGGTATGTCACCCCCATTGTGTATGCATTCTATTTCGTTCGAAGCCCACTCTGAAACATGTTTTTTATGAAATATTTTATGTAAAATTCTAGCACTATTGTAGTTTTCCATAAGATAACGAGAAACTCTAGGATCAAATCCGCCTGTGCCAAGAATGAAATCTTTTGGCTTCAAATAATCATTTAAAATTGAATGAACTACGTCTCTACGAAATAAAAAAAGATCTTGGCCTCTAAAGAAAATTTCCCCTTGTTTTTTCATGGCTTTTCGCACATTTTCATAGGTCCATTCCGACTCCCCTTCTGGCACGGGAGTCTCTTGGATGTTCATCATACGTGCAATTCTTTTATCTGAATAACTTGCAAAACGCAAAGTGCCAATCAATCGTTTGATTTCGTCTTGATTATGATCAGGGAATCTAAATTCCCATTCTTGAATGTCAGTTCTGTGATAAACAAGTGCTTCGTAATCCTGCGTTTCTTGAAAGCATCCTATAGGCACAATATCACTATTACCAAAACCATAAAAGTCTTCGTTTGGGTGCTTGGCAACAAGCATTTCAATCATGTCTGAAATAAAACATTTTTTTGATTGAGTGCCAAGTATCGATGAATTTCTCGGCAGTAAAATTGTGTCAAATTCATTCAAAAAAGTGTCATTGGATTCTTCAACCAAGCACAAAGTTAGCAGATTTTTATTTTTCCATAAAGAAAGAGCTTCTTTAATTCTTATTTGGCTTGTGATATTGAATGGCCATGGAACTGCAATCTTCAAATTTGTTCTCCATTTATGTTTTTATACAGGACTAAATGTTTTTTGCAAGACTTGCACACAACAGTCAATATGACCCTAAATATATTCTGAACGGCTTGATTTTGCTAGGACTTGCTATGAATTTAATTATTGCATTTAGCAAAACAGTTTTGGCTTTTTATTTCATAATAATTGGTAAATAAGGTTATGGCCACAAGAGAAAAAACATTAATGTTTGGTTTCGATATGATTACGACAGTAGTCACTGATGCTACAACGACTAATTTCACACAAATTACAGTTTCTATACCGGAGGCTTCTCCAACATTCACTTCGGTTTTTGTTGAAGTAGGATTTCAAGATGTAATAACTCTTACTGGCGGGACCATCGGCGAACACCGTTGCGGCTTAAGGCTAGGAGCAAGTGCATACACAACAATCACCGAGCTTGATGACCTCACTAACACTGCCGAAAACATTTCGGGAGTTATTGGCCCTTTGGATTTTACATCACATTTTACAACTAACTGGACCGGAACATCCATGACTTGTGATATCCAAGTTTATTTTGACCAAACCACTGGAACAACACTCGGCATGAGAAATGTCACTGCTATTCTTTATGTTACATACACATATGACGATAGCACCACAACTAATCCAACTCAAATAAAAACTGTTAGAATACCATTAGAAAGTCCTAGTGGTTTTTTAACCGCCACAGCAAACACGAACATAAACACTTACCCCGCACTTACTGGGGCTGGTGGTTTGTTATGTGAAGCATCACCAAATATAAAAAGTTATTTTTTTCTACTTGAATCCAATGAAGCAGGGCAAAACAATACTGCCGACTATACCATATCCACAAATATTGATAGTGGAACAGCATATGTTTTTGGAGCACAAGAGCGATCATTGGCATCAGAAAGATTTTGTAGATGGATTTGGCTGCCAAGCACAATCCCATCTACAACAAGTTCTCACACATTTCAAATGTGGTCTTCAGTGGTTAACCGTGGAGCCCATACAGTTATTGATTTGATAGTTACATATGAGTTCGATGCCTCAACAACTTCTAAAGTCCTAAATTCAATTTTAATACCCATGGATTTAGATACTCCATTAGGGGGCACCACACCAGCTAATGGAAGTAGGCATCAATCAAATTTCTATCTTGTTGAGCCGGGAACTCTTGCTTTAAAGCAATCAGCTTTTAGAATTAATTGGAATGCAAGTCAATCAACTACAGGTTTGTCTTTTAGAGCAGGAAGCCAATCTCTTAGATCTTACACAACAACTGGCAGTAACACTATTTGTGGAATGTTTTGTTTGCAACAAAGAATCGATTCCGGTTCAGTACAAGGTGCCGCATTCACTATTGCCAGAGGACTGAATACATTAAATGTAGATGGCTTTTCGTCCGATGCAACGAATTTGCTCACAAATGTCGCTGGTTATATAACTTTAAACTATGAAAGCGATCTAAGCACCTCAGGAATTGGTGCTCACAACCATACTGTTTTAAAAATTATGTTGGCATGGGATGCTGCATTGACCGGTAACACGAGACTGACTGATTTTGCTTTTTCAATACCAGAATCGAATTATTACATCAACGGCTTAGCAATTTTGCAATATTTATGGACTAGTTCTGCATCTCAAGCCATAGGTGTAGATGTTGAGTGTTTATCAAGTGAAACTCAAGGTGCAGGATATTATGAGTTTTTTATAGATGCTTACATTGGCGATGGCGAATTGGCTTGTAGTTTGATGATTTTTTCTGGACACGATTTAGTCAAAAGATTTCCCCAATCTATAGAAAGAAATAGAATCGATATTGAACAAGCAAGAGACTACAGATTTTATTATACAACCGCAGTTTCTGATGGCTCGGTTATGATTATAAGCTATCACAGTATCACTTTTTCTGTGTCGGGAAACATTAGTGGTAGTAATGGAGTTGACAACATTGACTTGCAACTAATCAGAGCGTCAGATGATGTAGTAATTCAAGAGCAAACTGTGAGTCAAAGTGCTTCTTCATACACCTTCACGGTTTACGATAACACCGCTTCATATTATGTTTCTGCCCAACAGGATGCCGCACACCTTGGAATAACACCTAGAGGCTTAGCTAGCTAATGAGGTATAATGTCGTTTGATATCAGGCTGCGTCAATTTGATACCAATTTTAACATAAACCTATCACCATTGGTGGGAGGTCTTGTAGCTTCTGGTATTGCAGCCGTAGAGTCTGGATATGTCATACAGGGCGGCGTCGTAGCATCTGGTAGTGCCGATATAAGCACTGTTTATGTTTCAACGGGTGGCGTACAGGTTAATGGCACAGCCACTACACAAATTGTTCTGAGTTGGATTTCTTCTAGTGGAATCTTACTTGCTGGCACAGCCACAAACACAGAATCAATTTTGGAAAATGCATCTGGTGGTTGCGTTGTAGGTGGATCAGCATCTCTTTTTGACGAAGCAGGAGATTTTATTGCTTCTGGTGGAATTAGTGCTGGTGGAAGCTCCGATTACTATGTTGTTAAAGATGTTATTGCTTCAAGTGGAGCAAATCTAAATGGGACATCAACAGTAGAGTTCACCTATAATATAAGTGCTGTAGGCGGCTCTATCGTCAGTGGCAGTGCGATTTATTTCAAATTAAGCAGCATTATTTTTACTGGGGGCACACTTTCTAGTGGCACTGCACTTGCTCAAAGCACTTTTAACTTACAAAGTTCTCAAGGTGCATTTTTAGGCGGAACAGCACAAGGCTCACTGTCGTACAATTTACCTTCACAAGGTGGAGCCATACTTTCAGGCTCAATTCTGTTCAATTACATAAACACAGAACTAATGACAGGTGGCGTTTCTTTAAATGGGACAGCAACATCCTTTGCAACATATAACATCACAGCAACTGGCGGAAGTGTCGCAAGCGGAACCTCAAGTGCAGCATTTAACAATGTTGACACCATGTCAGGCGGCATTTTACTTAATGGATCAAATGCTCCTTTGTCAATTTTTAACATTGTGGCTGTCGGAGGGTCTTCCGTAAATGGGACAGCAACATCCTTTGCAACATATAACATCACAACAACAGGTGGCAGTGTTGTAGGTGGCACTTCTGTCTTTGTGTTCAATGATATTGAAATCATGTCTGGTGGAACAATTGCAAATGGCAATGCAACATCATCTATTGTTTACGACTTTATTTCAAGTGGAGGTGTAACACTTTCTGGGTCCTTAGCTTCTGGGTATAGCACGACAGAATCTATGTTGGGAGGCATTTCTTCTAGCGGCACTGCGACAATATCAACATTTTATAATGTGATTTCAAATGGCGGTTCGCTTGCTAGTGGGTCTAGTTTAAACAATTTATCTTATTTGCCAATCACATCAGGTGGATTAAAAATAAGTGGTTCTGTTTTTTCTTCTACTAATTATCAAATCACATCAACTGGAGGTTCTTTATGTAATGGCGAAGCTAGTTCACTATTGACATATATTATAGGAATTTCAGGCGGTAGCGTTGTGAGCGGCACGCTATCTTCTAATTTTGTTGATTTTGAAAGTATGTCTGGTGGCATTTTACTTAATGGCACATCGTCATTATTTGTTACATACAATACTTCAGCAACAAGGGGAATTTCTTTAAGCGGAACGACCTCTCCTAATGTAGTAAGAAATGTTATTTCAACTGGAGGAACAATCGCAAGTGGCATTGCAAGGCCAAATCTAACTTGCAATATAATAGCCAAATCTGTAATAACCGATAACATTGTTTTAGAACAATACATTAAAACCACAGTAAATTCGTCAGATTATAACATTGTTGTTACTTTACCAACATGGACTCCAGTGGAGGGGGAAGTTATTGTTGTAGGAGTAGTCTACACTGATCCTTTAGATTCTAATCTTGTTTTAGAAAGCATAACTGGCCATAACCTTTATTGGACATCTTTTGCAGGTATTAATGTTGAAGGGCTATACACCATGTGTGCGACCGTTAAATATCCGACATCGAGCCCTATAACAATTACGTTTTCAGATCCTTCTGCAAGTGGGATAGACTTAGTGGCATATGCTGTAAGAATTTCTGGCACAAATTTGCCTGAAATAAGCCCAAGTTTCAGTCCAACAATTTATGAAGGAAGTGATACTGGAAATGACATGAAAATCTCTTTGACAAGTTCTGTGCCTAATTCTTGGGCCATAGGATTTGCAAGGCATTTATATGATTTTATAATTACTTCTGACGAATCTGTAATTTCCATAAATGACCCGCTTCGAGCCACGATACAGAGCAGTGCATGGTATCAAAACTATCCCGAAACAGGCATTTTTACTCTAGGGGAAAACAATAATTTACAAAGCATTGCAAATAGTTGGAAAATGCATGCGGTTTTAATCGAGCCATCAATCATCAGCACTTCTGTTATTAATGGCTCGGCTCCATTTAGTGCAAGTTACAACTTCTTAGCAACGAACGGAGCGAAACTTAGTGGCACATCAATAGAGGATTTTGTTGATGTAGAATCCATGTCTGGTGGAGCAATTGCAAATGGACAAGCGAATTTATTTGCTACGTATAATATTGTGCCAAGTGGCGGTGTTTTTGTTACTGGGTCTGCAAATGCAGGCTTGACCGTAAGAGACGCCATGGCAGGCGGTTCGCTTGCTAGCGGCTTAGCAAGGGCCAATATAAACTTTAACGTCGCCACAACTGGTGGAATTGTAGTTAATGGCACGGCAGTAAATGTCGTTACAGATAATGTTATTGCAACTGGCGGAACTGTAGTTAATGGCACGGCAGTAAATG